TGCCGCTAACGGCAGTAATGGAACTGATGGTACTGGCGGAGGTGGCGGCGGAGGTGGCTACGGCTCTACCTCTTATGCAGGCGGTAACGGCGGTTCAGGCGTCGTAATCATCCGCTACTTAGGCGCACAACAAGCTACTGGCGGAACAGTTACGTCATCTGATGGATACACAATCCACACCTTCACGGCTTCAGGCACATTCACAGTAAATGCAACAGCAACTACACCCCGCATTTCAGTTGGTGAAGAAGGTGCAGGTTCAGGTGGAACTGAGGTTACAAGCGGTGGGTACAAGTACCACACATTCACTGGTACAGGTGACTTCACTGTTACTAGAGCAGGGCTATTTGAAGTACTACTTATTGGCGGCGGTGGTGCCGGAGGCAGTTATTTTGAAAGCGGAGGCGGCGGTGGTGCCGGGGCTTTAATCCAACAAACCATGTATTTACCTGTAGGAGCACATACTGCAACCGTTGGTGGCGGAGGTTCAGGGCATTCTGGAAATAATACAACAGCCGCTAACAATGATCCCGGTAACAATTCGTCTTTAGACAGCGTAACAGCTATTGGCGGAGGATACGGAGACATTCGTGGAGCCGATAACGCCAATACTATACTTTACCGTGCTGGAAGCGGCGGTTGCGGTGGTGGCGGAGCCGGAGACACGAACGCTACTGGCGAAACTTTTGGCGGTTACGGGTTTATTGGTTTTGATGGTGGATTAGGGTTTGGTGCTACTTCTGGGGCTAATGTCGGAAGCGGTGGTGGCGGAGGAATGGGAGCCGCTGGGTCAGATGGAAGCACAGGCACAGGTGGCGATGGCGGAATTGGTGTAAATACTTATTCAACTTGGGCTACAGCAACTTCAACAGGCGACTCAGGTTATTACTGTGGTGGTGGCGGAGGAGGCTCTAAAACCACTGGAGGAACCGGCGGGACTGGCGGAGGCGGAAATGGTAACGTCGATCAAACTGATAGTGGGTCTAGCGGTGCCGATAATACTGGCGGTGGTGGCGGAGGAGGCTATTCTTCTGACGGCTCTACAAACAGCGGTGGATCAGGCATCGTAATCATAAGGTACGCAGTATGAGCATTGAGAACCTCTTTCAACAGATTCCTGCAAACATCTCTGGCCTTAGATGTGAGGTATTAGTTGTTGGCGGCGGTGGTGGAGGCGGAGACTACCACAACACTGCTTTCCTTACAGGTGGTGCCGGTGCAGGTGGTTTAGCCAATGCAACCATTACTTTACCTATTGGCAGTAATGCTGTTGTTGTAGGAAATGGTGGCGTAGGAAATGGTGATACTAGTCAACTTGGTGAAAACGGTGGTCAGTCTTCTATAGGCCCAGTCATTGCACTTGGTGGGGCAGGAGCGCAAGGTCACGGTAACACAGCGGCACAAACCTATGCTGAAAGATCTCGCTTTGGTGGGTGCGGTGCAGGTGCAAGTGCTAGACAAGATTCATCGACAAGTGAGGGTTTACCCGGCCTTGGATTACAAGGTAATGACGGTGGAGAGTGTTTAAATCATCTTACATCTGGAGGTGGTGGAGGCCAAGGGGAAGCAGGAAAAGTTGCAGGAGCCAGTAATGATGGTGGCGATGGTGGCGATGGTACTTCTGCTTATGACACTTGGTTACAAGTCACATCGCAGGGCGTAGACTCTGGCGGAGTGCGTTACATCGGCGGTGGTGGAGGTGGTTCTGGATACACTGGTGGAACATCAGGATCTGGCGGTCTAGGTGGAGGTGCAGATGGCGCACTTTCAGGCACAGGAGCTAACGCTACGGCAAACACTGGTGGCGGTGCAGGTGGAATGCTTAATGGCACTCCCGGCAATGGCGGATCAGGTTTAGTAATAGTTCGCTACGACAAAGCAAATGGTCAGTTAGCCACAGGCGGTACAGTCACAAGTGATGTTGATTACTATTACCACACGTTCACAAGCTCTGGGACGTTTACTGTTGCAGTTACTGCCACATTACCACGCACGTTTATAAGCACAGGTGCTGGTACAGGTTCTGGTGGAACAGAAGTCACATCTGGCGGGTACAAATATCATACCTTTACGTCAACTTCTTCATTCACCGTGTCAGATGCAGGACTGTTTGAAGTTCTTGTAGTTGGCGGTGGCGGCGCTGGTGGAAGCGGAAGCGGGGGTGGTGATTGCGGTGGCGGTGGCGGCGCTGGTGGTGTCACATCCAGCACAATCTACTTAGACGCAATATCCCACTCTGTTGTAGTTGGCGCTGGTGGAGCCGGTGGCAATGATAATGCTTTTACAAAATGTTTTGGAGGAGACTCCAGTTCTATTGGCCCAGTAATTGGTATTGGAGGAGGTTTTGGTGAACCTTCTCAAAACACAAGATCTGGTAGAGCCGGTGATGGCGGTTCAGGAGGTGGCGGTGCCGATAATGGAACGAACGATGCCGATGGTAACAGGGGGCATTCTTTAGGGACTTCGGCTCAACCTCAAGGAAATTCCGGTGGTAACGGGCTTAATGAGCTAGGTGCTGGCGGTGGCGGTGGAGCAGGTGCCGCTGGGCAAGATGGACAAGCCGCTGGTAGTGGTACAGGTGGTGCTGGCGGTGCTGGAACTGGATCTTATAACACTTGGCTATCTGCCACTTCTCAAGGTGTAGATGTATCAGGAACCTTGTATGTAGCTGGAGGCGGTGGCGGTTCTGGTAACGTAATTGGCGGTGCAGGAGGTTCTGGTGGCGGTGGCGCTGGTGCCGCTGGAGTAGATGCAGGTGGCAACGGCACAGCGAATACCGGAGGCGGTGGCGGTGGTAATGAGAGTGCTGGCGCAGATTCAGGTTCCGGTGGTTCAGGTCTAGTAATTATAAGGTACGCAGTCTAATGGCAATATCACTATTAAGTGCAGAAATTCCAAACAATGCATCAGGACTAAAATGTGAAGTCTTAGCTGTTGCAGGTGGAGGTGCCGGTGGTAATGGCGGTGGCGCTGGCGATCCTTCTGGTGGCGGAGGTGCCGGGGGTGTCACTTCTGCCACAATTATTTTTCCTACAGGAAGCACTGCTGTAGAAATTGGTGCCGGTGGGGGCTCAGGTACTTTCAGAACAACTCCAGCAGGAGCTGGGTTTTCTACCAGCGTAGCATCCATCACTGCAATTGGTGGCGGCAGAGGCGGTGAAGGTGACAGTACATTAGGTAATATTGCAGGTTCTGGCGGATCTGGAGGTGGAGGAGGTCACGCCTATGACGCTACGGCAACCCTTCAAAGCGCATACCCCGGTACCTCTCTAGGGTCAACCCTTGATCCACAAGGTAATGATGGTGGTAAAGGTGACACCGGAGACGGTGGCGGTGGCGGTGGCGGCGCAGGAGCGGTAGGTGGAGATTGTGTTGCGGCCTCGTTAACTGGTGGTGTGGGCGGTGCAGGTACTTCAGACTATAACGCTTGGCTAGTTGCGACATCACAAGGAGAAGTGTCTGGTGGTCTTCGTTACATCGCAGGAGGCGGTGGAGGCGGTGGAAACACTACTGGCGGTGCGGGCGGTGTCGGTGGAGGCGGGGACGGTACTGCTAGCACTGTTGCTGGTGGTGATGGCACTGCCAATACTGGTGGAGGTGGCGGAGGCAACGAAGAAGCTACTGTTAGTGGAGGCAATGGTGGTTCAGGCTTAGTAATTATTCGCTATCTAAACACAGACGGCCAACAGGCCACTGGTGGTACTGTTGTAAATTCTGGTGGGTATTACTACCACACATTTACCGCTTCATCTAATTTTGTTGTAAGTACCACAGCAACTACACCTCGTATTGTTACTACTGGAACAAGTGGAACTGGAACGGGTGGCACAGAAGTTACATCGGGTGGATATAAATACCACACCTTTACAGCCACCTCCTCATTTACTGTAGTTGACCCGGGTTTGTTTGAAGTATTAGTTGTCGGCGGTGGCGGCGGAGGAGGAAACGAAAACTATTCTTCCGGCGGTGGCGGTGCAGGTGGTCTAGTACAAAAAACAATTTTTCTTCCTACAGGGGCTAATGCAGTTGTTGTGGGAAATGGTGGTCTCGCTAATACTGCAAGTGTACCCGGAGGTCAAGCGGACAATGGTGGGGAATCTAGTATTGGTGCTGTAACTGCATTTGGCGGCGGTGGCGGTCAAGGATATGGTGCAGATGCGTCTAACCGTCAGGGAACTGCGGCTATAGGAGGTTGTGGTGCTGGCGGAGCTGCTGGTAGTAGTACATTTCAGCTTGGTGGATTAGGTCTTCAAGGGTTTTCCGGAGGCGATTGCACTATTGGACGATCTACTGTATCGAATAGATCTGGAGCCGGTGGAGGCGGAACAGGTACCGCAGGTGAAGTTAACGAACTAGGCGGTGTTGCCTACCGTGGTGGAAATGGCGGAGATGGAACTAATGCATACTCTACATGGGCCACGGCAACCTCTACTGGTGCAGACTCAGGTTACTACGGAGGCGGTGGCGGAGGTGGCGGCAGAGAAGCTACTGGAGGAAATGGTGGTTTAGGTGGTGGCGGAGATCAAACCGTCAGCGGTACAGCTAATACTGGTGGCGGTGGTGGTGCAACCGATGCCACTAGCGGAAGCGCTGGAAATGGCGGTTCCGGTATTGTAATTATTAGATACGCTGTTTAATCAAAGGAGATACAAATGGCACACTTTGCAGAAATTGATGCAAACAACAAAGTAAAGCGGGTGATCGTTGTTTCCAATGACGATTGTGGTGGTGGAACATATCCGGGTTCTGACCCTATCGGTGCGGCATTCTGCAACAACCTGTTAGGCGGAACGTGGAAGCAGACTTCATACAACTCAAACTTCCGTAAGCGTTACGCAGGCAAGGGTTATGAGTTTGACGCAGTCAATGATTGCTTCTGGGCACCACAGCCTTACGCTTCATGGTCCAAGAACACAACGACTCTTGAGTGGGAAGCACCGATTGCTAAACCAGAAGGTGACTACATCTGGGATGAAGAGGCATACCAAGCTGACACAGCCGATCCTAAGACAGCGGGTTGGGTAGCAATGGACGCACCTGAGTAATCATAGATGCCATTATCAAAACTGGTCTTTAAGCCGGGTATAAACCGAGAAGGTACTAATTACTCGAACGAGGGTGGGTGGCATGACGGGGACAAAATTCGTTTCCGTTATGGCTACCCAGAAAAGATTGGTGGGTGGCAAAAAGTAAATCAGACAGAATATGCTGGTACTCCACGTTTTCTTCATGATTTTGTGACATTAAGTTCTCAATCCCTTTTGTTTATTGGAACGGAAAAGAAAGTCTATCTTGAACAGTCGGGCACATTAAATGACATTACCCCCTTCCGTCGTACCGTTACTCTTCCTTATGAAGTAACAAGTGTAGGTGCTGGTGCTAGCTCAGGCATTGGTACAGTTACGGTGATAGAAGGAAGCGAGTTTGATGTAGACGGTGATGGTAACGGGGTCTTAGTCATACGAAACGGTCTAGCAGCTACCGCGGAACTTGGACGGCTTGAATCAGTTACCACTATTCAAGATAGTGTTCCTAATTTCCCTGTTGAAATGACCGGTCTTGTTGGTACAGTTACTGTAGATGCGGTACTGGCGAATCAACCTATAGTGTTAAGCCCAATATCTGTTGCTATCACTGAGTTTACTGCTCCGATGACAGCTTCTATCGGATCTGTCACCGTTACAACAGGAAGTTAAAATGGCTATCTCATTTGACACCACAAACGGCAGTCCAACAGTTACCGTTAATGATCCTTTGCATGGCGCGTCTGTTGGTGACTATGTTCTTTTTGAACGGGTCTCAGGGTTGTCCTCACAGTTAAATAGTGATTTAGCCGACGAGTTTGTTATTCAGACCGTTCCAAACAACAACAGTTACACAATAACATTACCGCAAAATGCAGACGCCACTTATACTTCCGATGGTATTGCAGCAGCGTTTTATCCTTTAGCAACCGGCCTAGCAACGACAGTTCTTGGCCCAGGATGGGGCGCAGGAACCTGGGGACGTTTTACTTGGGGGTCCGCGGTAGGTTCGTTAGCGGGGCAAACATTACGGCTATGGTCGGGCGATAACTTTGGTGAAGACCTCATATTTAACGTCGAAGACGGTGAAATATTTTATTGGGATGCTAGTGGCGGCGTAACAAGTCGAGCTTATCCTTTGTCGTCATACACTGGAGCTAATGAAGTTCCGACAGTGGCTCGTAAAATTTTGGTATCAGAGGCGGACCGGCATGTTATTGCTTTCGGTACAAATCCTATTGGATCAACACAACAAGATCCTTTATTAATTCGTTTTTCGGATCAAGAAAATCCGTCTGATTGGAACCCAACCGCAACAAATACGGCTGGAGACCTTCGTCTTTCCCAGGGGTCTGAGATCATTACGGCGGTTAGAACGACTCGTCAGGTGCTCGTCTGGACAGATGCAAGCCTTCACTCACTGCAGTTTATTGGCCCTCCGTTTACATTTGGCACGGCTTTACTTGGCGACAACGTCCGTATTGCGGGTCCAAACGCTGCGATTGGTGTAAATGACACAGTTTTTTGGATGGGGCAAAGTAATTTTTATGTCTTTGATGGTCGTATCCAGCCGATTCCTTGCACTGTTCGTGACTATGTGTTTTCTGATATTAACACCCAGCAATCCTTTAAGATTTTTGCAGGCTCACTAGGTTCTCAGAACGAAGTTTGGTGGTTTTATCCATCAGCAAATTCAACAGAAAACGACCGTTATGTGGTGTACAACTACGCCGAACAAATATGGTACTACGGGCAGCTAGCCCGTACTGCGTGGAACGACCGCGCAACTGGTCAGCGTTCCTTCCCACAAGCAACTGGAACAGATGGATACTTGTACGACCATGAGAATGGTTTAGATGCGGATGGTTCGGCAATGGATTCTTTCATCACTTCGTCTGACTTTGACATTGGAGATGGTGAGCAATTTATGTTGATCAGGCGAATACTCCCCGATCTTTCTTTCCGTGGTTCAACAGCCGAAAACCCAGAAGTAGATTTTACGGTTACCGCGAAAAACTTTAGTGGTGACGGAGTAGATGACGAAGCGACTGGTACTGTGGTTCGTCAAACATTAGTTGGTGGTAGTCACGATTACACCGATCAGTTGTTTATGCGAGCTAGAGGCCGTCAGTTAGCATTAAAGGTGTCCTCTGACACAACTGGTGTAAAATGGCGAATAGGAGCACCACGCTTAGATGCACGACCGGATGGTAGACGATGAGTGTTAAAACGATACGGCCTTTATTACCGTCTGCTCCAAACGAGTATGATCCGGTGTATCTGCATCAGTTAGCGCGGTCACTTGAAAACTTGATTAACGAGGTCCGTAACCCGTTAACCGCAATCAACAATTTACCAACGGCAGAAGCCATAAACAGTCTTGAGATTGGCGATTTGTATCAAGACAACGGTTTTGTCAAAGTCGTCCGAGCAGAGGATAAACCATGAGCGATAATGTAATCGTAATGCCAAATGGTTCTCGTTGGAGTCCATCTACGAGTTCTGATAAAGTACACTGTACCAACTGCGGGAACGAAGTTGACACGCCCGAAGAGATTTTGAGTTACCCAAACGGGAACTGTCCCGATTGTGGACAAACTTGGACTGGCGCAGAACGTAAAGATGTGTCAATTGTTGTGACAATGCCACAAGCACTCGGAGGGCAAACACTGTGAGCAGTCTTTTACAAAAACTAGCACCTGTCGCCGGTATGCTTATTGGATCATCTATCCCAGGACTTGGTCCTGCGCTAGGGTCTGCCATCGGTGGGGGTATTGGTTCTTTGCTTGCTGGTGGTGATATTGATGACGCATTAAAAATGGCTGCCATTGGTGGGATTGGTGGATACGCATTAAAAGGTGCTGGCCCTCAAACTACTGCGGCTGCAGGAACAACTGCAGGACAGGCGGCTGCAGGAACAACTGCAAAGCAAATGGCTGAAGCACAACTGTATGATCAAGCAATGACGGGAACCGCATCTCAAGCAGCACAATCCGGTATTTTATCTGCAATTAAAGAAAATCCAGGACTTTCAGCAACCCTTGCTTCACTAGGACTTGGCGCATTAACTGAAGCAGAGCAAGAAGAACGTGAGCTGACAGAACTTGAAAAACGTCAACAAGAAACAGGCGAGCGTGTTCCAGGGTATAAGGGCAAAAACATTGTATTTGAGTATGACTACCCTGAAGTTGTTAGAAAGTATATGCAAGGTGGATACATTGAAGGACCAGGGACCGGGAAAAGCGACTCGATCAAGTCCGGCATTTATCAAAATGGCATGAAAGTCCAAGAAGCGCGGCTCTCGGACGGTGAATTTGTAATGACAGAACGCGCAGTTCGAGGTCTTGGTAAGGGCGACCGAGGTAAGGGCGCGGCTAAAATGTACGAAATGATGCGTAAGTATGAGGCGATGGCGTAATGGCTACTACTACCACCCAAACCCTACAGTTATTACCTGAATATCAAGAAACCTTTCTAAAGGATTTACTTGCTTCAACGTCGGAAAGAGCACAAGACCCGACATACATTCCAGAGCGTCAGGTTGCGGAGCTTTCCCCAGGACAGCAAGCTGCAATTGGGTTAGGGTATGGTGGTGTTGGTGCTTACATGCCAATGCTTCAAGCAGGAGAACAGACTCTTGGAGCAGGTGCAGGAGCAATCGAAACCGGAATTGGCACATCTTTAAGTGGTGCGATGCCTTTGATGGGGTCAATGGGGGCTTATGACCCACGCTCTTATCAAGCATTTATGGACCCATACATGGAAGAGGTGGTCCAACGCGCCCAGGCAGACATCGGTCGTCAAGGCCAGATTCAAGCGCAAAATATTGGTGCTCAAGCAGTAAGAGGTGGCGCGTTTGGTGGCTCTCGTCAAGCAGTTGCTGAACAGGAACTGCAACGCAACATCATGGATCAGCAAGCACGGACTGGTGCGCAACTTCGTTCGCAAGGTTTTGGCATGGCGCAACAAATGGCGCAGAATGCATTCCAGAACCAAATGGCGCGTCAGCAGTCTGCTGCACAGATTTTCGGTCAACTTGGTCAGGGGATCGGGGCACTCGGATCTTCGTTAGCAAAGACAGGATTATCGCAAGCTGCCCTGGGCGAAGCAGCTCAAACTGGGCAGCAAAAAGATATCAACGCATTGTTGTCACTGGGCGGATTGGAACAACAGCAGGCGCAGCAACAGTTTGAAGCGCAACGCGCAACGGATCTTGAGCGTCAGTATGAACCATATCAGCGTCTCAGCTTTATGTCAGATATCTTCCGTGGCGTACCATCAACGCAGACGTCGTTAACTTCTGCCACTGCACCAGATCCTTCGTTTATTTCTCAAGTAGCAGGGCTTGGTGTTGGCATTGGCGGCCTAGCACAGACGGGACTTTTTGATTCATTAATTGGAAGAAAAACTTCATGAAGGACGTAACTAACCGCAAAATGTTTCGTAAGAGTGCTGCGCGGGATAGGCTGCGTCAGATGGGCGGCATCATGTCGTCCAGTCCTGAGCTAATGGGCACGGTACAACGATTTGCTGATGGCAGTCGAGGGCCTGTTCAAGCAGATCCAAGATTAGTTGAGCAACAACGTCGCCAAGACAGAAGATTTGTCGGTAACTTAACTTATCCATTTGCTGCTGCGGCAGATTTGGTAAACATTCCTGCAGCTGCTCTACAAAATTTAACTCAAGACATCCAATATGGGCCAATTGGTCGATTTACTGGAATGAGTGATTACGGAGACGTAGCACCTCCAGATGTTACTGGCACACCAGCAATGCAACGTGTCATGAATTACATGAACACAGCCGAAGGCGACATGTTTAATGTTGACGTTCCAAGTGTTATTCCAGGTGCTCGTGCGGATGCAGAAGTACAACAGTCAGATGCTTCTTCAATGCCTGAATTGACTCAAGAACAGTCGGAAAGCATTTTCCCTCCAAGGACTCCTACTGCACCAGCTCCTTCTCCACAAACAGATGCAGAGTTAGCTGCGGATGCTAGAGACAGTGCGCCTGTTGCCCCACAAAGAAGAATCGAAAAACCTGATCCAAGCGAGTCAATTCCTGATCCAAATATTGATTTTTATGGAGCAGAAGAAAAGCGTAAGCAGGGAGACAACGCCCGGAAACAAATGTTGGAGTTCTTGCGTAATCCAAATGCCTCCGAAAAAGATAAAAACGATGCTGGATTAGAGATGGCTGGATACAAACACCCAGACGAAGAACTTTCTTTGGAAAAACGTGCTGAAGTAAACGCACAGATGTTCCGTAGAATGATGGGTCGTGACCCTGAAGAAGACAAAAAGATTGATGGCTATAACCTGGCAATGCTTGGCTTCTTAATTGCATCTGGAGATAGCCCAAATGCGTTAGAAAATATTGCACGAGGCGCAGCGGCTGGAGTTAAAAACTTCCAGGATACTGCTAAAGCACGTCAGGCACGGGAAGAGAAAATCAAGATGGCTGGTCTTGAGAAAGCCATTCGTGATGACGAGACCGCTAAAAAGGTTGAGATTGAAGAACGCCGTATTGCACGGGGCTATCAGTTCCAATACTTCCAAAGCTTGATTGAATCAAGTGATCGTCAAGTAGACCTAAGAACTCGTCTTGGGTTTGAAAAAGTTAAACTTGAAGCTCAATTACAACAGCAACGAAAACTAGCAGAAGCTGACAATATTTCAGCAGAAAAACGAGCCGAATATCAGTCTAATGCAACAATGCTTTCAGGCATGTTAAGCAGTTTAGGTTCAGTAGCGTCTGTTGCATTGGGAGAATCAGATGGGACACCTGAAGGGCTAACAAGTGCAATAAGAGATGTTCTAAACGACCCAGAAAAAATGGAACAAGTTAAACAGCTTGAAGCTCTTACTAGTAAAGTTACGTCAAAGGATCCATTGACCGTCGGTCGTCAGGTCCAGGAGTTATCTACTGGAACTGATGCAGTGCGGTTCCAACAGCTGGCTGAAGACCAGTTTGCTGAAGCCGGGGTTCGTGACCCATCGTCAACTCAAGTTGCCAACCTTGCTCAAGTTTTAATTAAGCTTAATGCGGAAGGAAAACCTCTCACGTCTCTACCAAAAGTTGGGTCACAGCAAGAGATTGAGGATAAGATGTACACAGTCACAGGGTTTAATTCCCAGGGTCAGCCATTATACGAACCAGTAGGAGGCTAATTCATGGCTCTTACAATGGAAGAGATTCTGGCTGGGCAGCGTGAAGATGCCACAACAGCGCAACCTGTACAACAACCTGTACAAGTTGCTGCACCTGCTCAACCAACTTCCACACTGACCACTGAATCAGAAGGTACTTTCCAAGAGATTGGCGAAGGCATTCTGTCTGGTGTAACTAAGGCTGCCGAAGGCGTCGCCTCGACTGTCGCTATCGGCGTCGATCTAATGGCGGATACCGACTACACCACCGGGGTTCAAGAATCTTTTGAAGACCTTCGCGAGTATGCGGGCCTCGACCCTGTAGGTTTTGGCGGTAAGGCCGCAGAAATCATCACTCAATACATTGTCCCTGGCGGTCTTGCTATGAAGGGCGTTACCAAGTTGACGAAGCTTGGCCGTCAAGCAGAGCGATTCCGTAAAGGTAAAGCTGGGATTGACCCACTAAACCCTGGCGAAAAGTTTGCTTTGGGTGCTTACACTGTTGGCGCAGCAGCGGGTGCCGACATTATGGTTGCAACAGATGATGCAACAACTATTGCTGACTTCTTTGAAGGCGGACCGACTCAAACAGACACCGCACTTGGTTTATCTGGACGCGAAGAAGCAATCCGTCGCCTTGGCAATAAGATCAAGATCGGCACAGAAACAGGTGTGCTTACTGCTACTCTGCCCACGGCCCTCGGAGCTACCTTTACCGCGGCAGCGAAAGCTGGAGATGTGGCAGCAACAGGACTTGCCCCGGTTCTTTCTCCAATTGCTCGCGCAGTTAGAGAGTCAAGACCAGCTCAAAGTGTAGGTGATTACTTACAAAATTTAGAGCAGCGTCGCATTCTTGAAGACCCTAACGCACCTCTTCGTTTTGGAGAGCAGACGTTGTCTGACTTTCTTTCTGTATTACGGTTCAGAGGCTACCTTCCACAAGAGCTTGCAAATGAGCGGCTGTTAATTGCTGGTCGAGGCGAAAGCGCAATCAAACGTGCGCAGGGCACGTTGAACAACATGCGCAAGATTCTTGATGATACGGTTGATGAGTATTCAAAAGCATCTGGTCAGTCATCTGAGCTTTTGCAGCGTCAGTTCTTCAATACAATTGAGAATGTTCTAACATCCAGGACAAGTGAAACGCTTCAGTCAAATCTGGACGAGCTTCCTCAAGCACTGCAAGCTCCTGTTCGTGAGATGCGTCGTCAGGTCGACAACCTGGCTGCCGACGTTTTGAATAGCGACTACATTCAAAACCTTCAAAGACAGGGCGTTATTACAGACGAAGACTCTGCCGAGGCGTTGATCAACACCATCAAGAGTAACCTGAATGGTTACATCCGTCGTCGATACAAAGTGTTTGAAAATGCTTCGTACAAGCCTTCCGATGAAGCAATGCGAGAAGCGATTGATGGATTTAAAAATGACCCTCTTGCTACTCGTCAAATTCTTGAGAAGCTGAACAAGACATACAAAGGTCCAGACGGTTCTATTCAAAACCCTCAGTATTCCGCTGCAAACCTTGGTCTTGCGAGGAACGCGGACGAGCTTGCAGAAGGCGAAGCCAACTTTTTGGTTAACAACACGGTTAGTCAGGCTCAAGCGGAAACTGCTGCGAGAAACTTCTTGCAGATGCACAGGATTAAAAACCAAACTGCGCTAAAAGGCCGAAAAGAAATTGCTAGAGACAGGCTCAATCCTGCGCTGTTCCTCCGTAAGTTCGGCGACCTAAAAGATTATCAGCGTAAGCTCCTTGGAGAAATCTTAGATATTGACGAAGCGTTTCTTGGAACGGTTGCCGACATGTCTGAGTTTCGTGCAATCGATCAATTCTACGGAAGGATTAGAGAGTTAAGCAGGACAAATGCTGGGGTTAGAAAGCTATTTGTAGACACTCGACTAAAGGTTCCAGATGGTGCGTCGCCAGAACAGATACAACAACTTGCAAAAGCACGAGCGGACCAGAACAAAGAACTAGTAAACACCTTGGGATATCGAGTGCTCGATGGCGAGATTGACACACAGGGCAGGTTAACTTCCAGCGTCGGTCCGGTTGTATCTAGTTATGGGTCTTTGCAAGGCTTTGCAGTGCCGCAGCCTGTGTACGATATGTTGAGCCGGACTCTTGTTGGTCAAACAAACCCGCTAGAAGACATAGGCCGTCTTCTTTGGACAGGTTCTGTTCAAGCAAAGTCCAGGGTCCAGTACGCAAAAACAGTATTGTCTCCCATCACTCAGATTCGTAACGTCACCTCTGCATCGATGTTTGCTTTGATGCAGGGCAACATAGGACGTGGTGCAAATCTTGGTGAATCTTTTGGTTTGGTTCTGAATGATCTTAAAGGTCTTCGCAATAACGAGTTAATTGCGGAGCTTGAAGAGTTACAAAAACTTGGCGTTGTAGGTACACAGGCCGAGTTGCGTGAGTTACAGGATTTGATTCGCGCAGGTGCGGGTGTTAGCGGCAAGGAGACCTCTGCAGATAAACTTATTGAACTAACAGGACTTCCTGTTGGTGCAAAGTATGGCAACCGCATCAAGGACACAAAGCCAGGGAAACTCCTGTACGGTGGGATCAACTTCGCAGAACGCGCCTATCAAGGTGGCGACGACGTGTGGAAGATTTACAACTACAAGTTTGAGCTGCAAAAACTTCGGAACGCGACTCGTGGTATGAGCGCCGACGACGTGTACGAACTGTTTAAAGGATCACGGCCCGCGGTTGCTGGTCGTCAGAACATGAATCAGCTGCTGAAGGAAGAGGCTGCAGATATCGTTAGAAACACTGTGCCTAACTACAACGCTACTCCTGCAGCAGTCCAGGCACTGCGTAAAATTCCAATCATGGGTAACTTCGTATCCTTCCCTGCAGAAATCATTCGTACTGGAGCCAATACGATTGGTCGCGGTTTTAAGGAACTAGCGTCTACCAACAAAGAGATGCAGAAGATTGGCTTGCGTCGGTTGAGCGGCGCGTTGTTTACAACCGCTACAATGCCGATTGCATTGCAGAACATTGCAAGTTCACTGACAGGTGTTAGCAAAGAAGAGTTGGATGCATACCAAAGAACAATGGCTCCACCTTGGGAGAAGAACGCTAGGTTGATTCCAACGGGACGGGACGAAAAAGGATTGCCAACTTTCCTCAACTTCAGTTACACAAACCCATACGAGCTGTTTGAAAGCACGATTGTTGCCGGACTCAACGCATTTAGCGAAGCAGAAGCGCGTGGACAAGACCCTGCAGCAGCAGCCATTGGTACATTTGGCGCATCACTTGGCGAGTTCTTCGAGCCATTTGTTGGCGAGTCAATTCTTGCAGGCCGCTTGATTGACGTAGCTCCACTTGGTTCACCAGGCGGTGGCCGTGGTGGTCAAACACAGACCGGGGCGCGTATCTACAGTGACGAAGATTCCCCTGGCGACAAGATGTCTAAGTCTTTCTTGCACATCGTTGATGCATTCCTACCGAACGCGCTTCCGTTTACAACTGCATCAGGTGATCCACGTCTTGGCCGGTTCGCTCAAGCATGGATAAACCAGACTGGTATAGCAGAAGAACTTGGCCTGTCTACGAAAGATAAGGCAGGTTTCGAGCGTCAGATTGCGGGTGAGCTTGTCCGAGCAGTGACTGGTTTGACAGAAAGCACAATCAACCTTGAGCGAGGCATGGCATTCAAGGGACTGGAATACAGACGTGACCTTCGTGAGGTTGCCTCAATCTTTAACCAGCCAATGAGCCGTCCTGACGTAGGTAACGAATCTCAGGTCATGGACGCATTCTTGAAGGCCAACGAAGCGAAGTATCGTGTAGATACACGGTTCCGGTTGGTCATGGAAGACTTGGAACGCCTGGGAGTACCAAAGTCCAAGATCCGCCGCGAGCTTTCCAAGATTGTAGGCAAGCAAAACCTTGAGAGAATTTTGAGAAACCGGTTCGATCCGTTTGAAATTTCAGAGACTACCGAGCGCAACATGCGTAAGAATGACACCTGGCGTTTTGTACCACGGTCCGAGATTCGTGCAATTGTTCGCGAAGATCGTCGTCGCAAGCTAAAGCAGGAAGAAGCGCAACAGTCGAGAGAGCCAGAACAAAGAGAGCCAGTAAGTCAAGGTACACAATCCGCGGCCCCCGTACCTGCACCACGCCCTACTACAAATGTGGTACCTTCTACACCAATACCTGTACCAAACGTACAGCCACCAGCACAAATAGGTAGCCAAGTGTCGCCTATCCTGGTGCCTGATCCAGTTACCAGAGCAACCTTTGGGATTGAATGATGGACAAACAAAGACTTTTTAAGCAGCTTCGTCTGCATGAAGGCGTTGAAAAATTTCCATACCGCTGTACAAGCGGTAAGCTGACAATCGGAGTCGGTCGTAATATCGAAGACCGTGGACTCCTGGACGATGAAATCGACTTTTTGTTAGACAACGACATTGAAGTTGTGATGAACGAAGTAGCTGTTACTTTCGACTGGTTCTTTGACCTGTCTGAAGTTCGGCAGCGCGTCGTTGCAGACATGATCTTTAACCTCGGACTGCCAACTTTTAAGAAGTTCGGGCAAATGATCGCTGCGTTAGAAGCAGGCGATTGGTCAGAAGCTGCAACCCAGATGATGGACTCACGCTGGGCAAAGCAAGTAGGAGCGCGAGCGGAACGCCTCCGTGACATGATGGAGACAGGTGAGGATTCATCTGACTTTTAACAATGAAAGAAATCGAAGCGGGGCGGATAGGTGAGGTTATCTGTCTGCTCCGGCTTGCCAAGATGGGCATACAATCTGAGATCGTGAACCTCGGAACTTCAGATATTATTTCTTTTGCGTATGACTATACTTGGCGAATACAGGTCAAAGGCAGTCAGTTCAAAGGAAATAAAGGTACAAAGGACAGACATAGTCCAGGCTATCAGTTCTGTGTGTCTAAGGGCCTCAGCCCTAAAAAACCCCTGACACAAGAAGACTGTGACATTGTCGCGTTAGTTGCAATTCCACAAGAACGGGTACTATTTGTCCCCGTTTCTAGTTTTAAAGAAGTAAAAACCAAACGGCTCAAACCGCTTGATTTCTTGGAAAAAGAACTAGAGTGGAACAGTTGGGTGGAGTGCATGTCCCATTATGGGATCAACCCACCTCGCCCCAGTTGGCTCCCAATTCCTGATCAACTTTTGAAGGTACTTCCAGATCAACACACGTCTCCATAATCTCCTTGATTCGTGCAGCTTGGTCCTCGGAACTGATGCTAAAGCACAGTTCGTCGTGTACCGTCAGTAGAGGAATCAACCCTTCCTTATAGCACTCGACCATCGCTTTCTTAGTTTGATCGGCAGCGGACCCCTGGATCAATCGGTTCAATGCTTTGTATGTAAACGCTCGGCGAATGCCTGGGCCATACTCCTTGATCGCTTCTTCGTGTGGCAATGCTTTGTTGTAACCAAAGCTATTCGGTTCCCACAAATCAAACCGGCACTTACGTCCTAACAATGTTCTAACCTGTCCGTGCCGTGCAGCCTTGGATGCTACCGAGTCTGCGAGTCCTTTAACGAAGGGGACTTTACTATGATAAGTATCCAGTAACGCCTTTGCTTCGCCTTTTGTGATGTCGAGCGTGTTTGCCAACTTACCTTGACCCATTCCATACATGATCCCCAGGTTGACTGTTTTTGCTTCTTTACGGCTGATCCCTGCCATATCCGCCATCATCTGATGGAAATCTACGTCACTTTCCCTGTAAGCAGCAACAATTTCGTTAATTCCTAACATCTCATACTGAGACACCTGATTAAGCATTGAACAGTAATGGACAAGCAGCCGAGGTTCCTGCGACGAGTAGTCAAATGACCCCCACTTCTCCCCTTCTTCTGGGACGAATAGACCGCGAATCATTCCTTTGATCTCTTTGTCTCGTGCAGGGATTTGTTGCAGGTTTGGGTTACTGGAGCTAAAACGTCCCGTAACTGTCCCACCATCATCCGAACGTAACTGATTGAATTCACAATGAATTCTGCCATTGTGCTCGTATCGAAGAATGGAGTCGATAAAGGTGGTGTTAGCTTTGTTCAGTTCTCTAAGCTTGAGAATCTTCCCAGCGACCTCATGCGGACAAGCTTGCAGGAACGCTTTTGTAATAGACGGCTGCTTCGTGTTCTCCGTCGTTGGGCAATCAAGTCCGTAATGGCCCAGGACTGCGGCCACGCTTGTTGCCACCCAAGGTTCGACCACAATCCCGGTATCCCGCTTGATCTCATCAGTGATCTCCTTTTCCCGCTTCGCTAAAACCTTTTTGGTTTGATCTGCTTTATCTAAGTCTACGCGAACGCCACGAGAACGCATCTCTAATAGTAACGGAATTAAACTGGACTCAAGCTCAAATACACTTGTGAGTGAGTTCTTTTCTATCTCGGACCATAACCGGTCCCAAAGTTTGAGAGTCAGTGCAGCATCTTGTTCTGCATATGCCCCCACATACTTCGCAGGGAGTCGCCACATGTCTGCTTTTGGATCAATGCCCCAGTCTTTTGCTGCAAGGCGCAAGGTCCGTTCGCTTTTAGTCGAGCCAAGGTAGTCATAACCTAACGAATTAAGTGCATATGTGTAGCGGTTCTCGTCTAACAGAGGCGCGGCAATCATGGTATCGACTACCGGTCCTTGGACCTTGATCCCTTCGTGTAATAGCCAACCTAAATCGTAAGTCGCATTATGAAAAACTTTGGTAATGTGTGGAGTCTCAACCTGCTTCTTGAGCCACTTGAGTGTCATGTTGGGGGCCATGTTACCGCCGCCTTCATGACGAATCGGGAAGTAACCTGTGTAGTCGCCGGTAGCAACAGCGATTCCTACAACGTATCCATCGCCCCGGACCCAACCAGGACCGAGCGACATCAAGTTAGGGTCACGAGTCTCCAAGTCAATAGCCATAACTTTGGCTGTAGTCAAATCTGGGTAGCTTGCTGGGGCACACCAATCGACTTCCAACTGATCTAAGTCTTGTCTGTCAAGCCAGTTAATTGTGCTGTTATCTGCCGGATCAATCAAAAAAATTCTCCTCAATCTCTTCCATCGACATAGCTAACATGTAAATGGGTGTAGTTGGTCCGACATATGCCCCGCATATGTTGAACTCAAAGTATTCCCAAGCCTCCTCCCTGGACATTTTGTCCCTGGCTACCAAGATATCCACAATTTTTTGTGCATCATAAACAAGAACATCGTCTGATCCGCACCGCTGCCCAACTCCAATGACAGCATCATCTAATCCATGCGCTCTCATCATTTCTTTGGTCTCCTTACGCGATACTCAAAGTTTGGATGAAATTCTGGCACCTCGCATGGTTGCCAGACTGTACTCGAACCATAGTTCGTGGCCCCTGGTCTGACCCTAAACTCTAGCTTATGCCCATCTGCGTAGTCTCGAAGAGCTTGCGCATGTTGATGCGGTTTGAGCTTACAGGTCATACCGATACCGACTTTCTGAATCTACAATATGTAGGTTCTTTTTAGTTCTTGTGACTGCTGTGTAGAACACACGATGTTCATCGTCTGGGTTTTCTTGCAAGGTCTTGTAAGGCATGAAGCCCATGTCAGACAGCAGCACGATGTTTTCATCTTCTCCGCCTTTCATGCGGTGAATAGTGCTCAGTTTTACCGCGGGGGCTGTTGTTATTTTGCCCCGGCGTTTGATCGCCCCAAGATATTGCCGGTCGTCTGTTGACAGATTGACAACATCTTCTGCATCCATCTCTTTTGGAGCAAGCAGGCCGTGGTTATCTTTAAGCTCTGAGAAAGACACTGGCTGATTATGGTCTAGTTCGTCCAGTGTTTTGGACATACCTGCTTTGACTGTGGCTTTTTCGCCACGCTTGGGACAGTTTTCATACAAAATTTTAGCCTCGTCTGCGGTAATTAGCTCACCGTTTTGAAGATCCTGCCACACCCTCATGCTGTTCAGCAGCCCTTCGTCAAAACTTAGTGTACCATTTTTGGTATAGATCACCCCGTCCTGGCGCAGTGTGTCACTAAGCATGTTTAAATTTTTTGTGGTTCTCGACATGATGGTCCACGAACCTTGGTTCATGTCGATCTCATCAACACTCATGTGGTGATGGATTTCACCGTCATGATCCGTAGACTTCCATTCTTTTGGTTGACGCACAGAAATACGTTTAGCAAGTTTAGCGGCTAAATCATGTACGCTTTTCGGTACGCGATAAGACTGCTGCAGCACCCTGGTGTTTTCGGTAACGCCCAACATGTAGCGCACATCAACGCCTGTGTACCTGAAGATAGCTTGGTCGTCGTCCCCAGCATACCAGATACGTTTAGCGTGTTTCTTTAATACATTGACTTGTTGCCATTGCAACGGAGTCAGGTCCTGAGCTTCATCGACAATCAGGACGTCGATCCTTGGACTTAGCTCCCGCTCGACCATCAATCGAATCATGTCTGTGAAGTCGTGTTTCCCGGTCTGCTCTTTGTACTTGTTATAAATAACATCCAGCTTTTGAAGCAGCGGCCATTTAATGCTGTGGTCACCGTTGTCGTTGTACTCTTGATCCAGGGTCACACAGCGCATCTGCGACCGATTAATTAAGGTCAGATACTTATTGCCTTCTTTGGCTGACATCTGAAGAACTCCGTCCTCGTCGTAGACGTTACGGTTGTCAAACACCATGCCCATCTCTGCCCCGATTTGTTTTAAGTCGTAGATGCCTATGATTTCTTCTTTGCGCAGCCCTAGCAGTTGAAAGCCCATTGAATGCAGCGTTCTAAAGAATGGTACGTCAATTTCTTTTAAGTTAAACGCAGCCCCGGCCCGTTCACGCGCTTCATGAATAGCCTTTCGGCTAAATGAAACAAACGCAATACGGTCTGGAGGTGTGCCGTTAGACAGCTCTTTCCGAATGATTTCCATTAAGGTGTAGGTTTTCCCGCAGCCGGGAGGCCCAAAAATTAGGCATTCAGTCTTGTCTTTCATTTGTCCGTACCCTGTCTTCCATCCATTCTTCAATATCTTTTTCTCGCCACCGGATCATGCGCTCGCTGATCTTGTACGCTGCTGGGAGAAAGCCAACCTTTCGCCAACGCCAAACCGTAGAGCGGCTGACCCCTAGCATGGTTGCGACCTCGTTCACTTTTAAATACCGATCAGAAGATTGCATTGAACTCTCCTCCTGTTGGTAATTCGACTTCTGAATCTTTCACCTCGTCTATCCACCAGACACGAGTCTTCTTCCAGTCACCCTTGTCAGTCTTGTACTGGAAGTTTTTGTTGCACTCTTCATCCCCGTTCATTTCTTTTAACCTCTCTTGCATCTGTGGTCGGGTGTATTTCGTAAAGCCTCGCTGCCTCAGAAACTCTTGTAAGCCTTTGATCTTGAAATAAGTTTTGCCATCCTCGGTCCAGGGCTTGCCAAGCTCCAGCTCCTCTGGGGACATTGCACGAATCCTGGAAGTACAGAAAGTGAAAACAAGTTCTTTGAACTGGCCCGCCGTGGTCAGTTCTTCCGGCACTTCAATCGTGGTGGCGTTCATCATCATCTCGTTGACCATTGGTTGCCAGTCACTGGGCTTCAGCAATGGCGGCATGTAGTTAAGCTGCTCCATACATGCTTCTTGAAACTGTAAAGGAATCTGCAGTTGCTTAGTCGAAAGCTCTAGGCGTTTACCGTCTACATCTAAAAAGTACAGCCGTGGTTCTGATAGCAAGATCGTCAGGCCACTAATGCTCGGCATCGTATCGTCGTGTTTGCCGATACCAAACTGGCGAGACTTACATAATGACTTGTTGCAATGAGAGCAAAGCGGTTCTTCTTTACACTGATACCCATAATCTTTCTTATCGAGCTGCCCCTGGATCTGCACAATCTCTGTTGCAGGAAGCGGTGGTGTGCAGTGTTTCTGGTTGATCTCTTCAAGGTGCGACTTCCAAGCCTCTGGGTACTTCATCTTGAGGTAGGTGCCCACGTTGAACATCACTTTGTTGCGCGTCCCTTCAGGAATGCCATTGTTCAAGAAAAGTTGAAGACACGGTGGCGCGTCAGAAAACAACTCCCGCTGTGTGCCAAAGTCGATCTTCTCCAGGTCAGATAGACCAACCCTGGTCTGTTCAACCAGGTCAAGGAACTGTTCTAGCTCAAGCCCGTCACCGTTTGCTTGCACCGCGTAACGTGTGGTGGACTCAGCCTCAAAGTATGGCAGGTTAATAAAGTTACCAACGTCGCCCCGTTCCACCAGGATCTGGTCTTGCTTTGGGAAAATCTCACAACCTGCATGGCCGATAGCCGCAGCAATTTCAATCAGGTACTCCCGCACATCAACGGCCAAGTACCAGTCATCAAGAAACAAGAACAGGTGGGCACCGCCAGACTTAGAGCGGCACACGATCATCGGAGCTTTGAGCTGCTCCAGTTTTTTAACGAGCCTCTGGTGGTCAATTGGATAGGTGTCAATATCAATGGCACCAAACTTACATTTATTGTCGTCACGAATAGGGATCGCGCCAATGCCCGCTTTACCAGACAGGTGCTCTGAAATGTTTTGCTCGGTCAACGGCTCGCGGACCACGAAACTTTTCGCTTCGGTCTTTCCGTTCCGCCGTGTGTTCCCGACTGTAGTGTGCCCATGAGCCGCGGTCGATCCCTCAAACGCCTCCATGAACCGTTTTACATTTGACATAACTCCCCCGTAAAAGAGGGGGCCGAAGCCCCCTTAACAATCAAAAGACTTCTGGTTGTTCCCGACGCTCTTCGTCGAGTACGTCCTCTGCGACAGCTTTCGCTTCGCCGCTCATGATTGATTTACGGAAGTTAATGGCCGCTTCAAGCAGCTCTTTGTCTTCAACAAACCCGTCGTTGTTGACGGTCCAGTTGAACCAGGTGCCCTGGTCGTTAGACTCTTCGATGGCAGAAAGCTTCCACTTCGTGCCGAAGAGTGGTGGTGAGACTAGCTCACCAGTTTTAGGATGCTTAATAGTCAGCATCTTAATCTGTGTCTTCCAACGACGGGAGACTTTAAGGCCAGACGACTTCATGTCGATAATGCCGAAGCCAGGGATGCCTGAGTCATCCAGGATCAAGCAGTAGTGCTGATCGGATTTAACAAGCTCGTTGCCGTCAGGAAGGATTTCCTTGGCACCGGTCCGTGTGGTGCGAGCGATATCTGGGTTATCCTTAGACATTTCACCCAGGAATCCGCCGCCCATTTCGCGTGGCTTGAACATCAGGTACTTAGTTTCCTGATAGCAAGGCACAACAGTGACGCCCTCTTCGCCGTCCCAGGATTGTCCCGTAACAGTGTTGAAGATGTCCCCTTGGGACGCGCCAGGAATGAAAGACGGATCAGACTTTTTAATCTGAGGCGACATTGCCTGGATTAGGCGGACGAAAGGAATTTGTAGGTCAGACGTATCATAGTCGAGACCAACACCCTGATGCTCTGACAGTAAATCGAGAACATCTGTGCTTGGAAGCTGTGCTTCCGCTTTTTTTGCTACTTCACCCATAGGTTACTTCCTCTTTATATCTGCAGTTTTAGCGACGTATGCGCCGAACATGTCTAGGTCGATAGGCAGACCTTTCTCTACGCGCTCTTTAACGAACGCCTTCAAGGTCATCGAATGAATGTGAGTCTTGGACTCTGGATGGAATCCACGCTGTTCAAGATCGAGCATGATTGAATGAGCAGTGTCATCCTCCCCGCGTCCGAAGGACAAAATTACATCGTTTTTAATTATGTCATCCAGTCCGTTGTCTCTCAGCCATTGATGTGCTTCTGCACGACGATCCTGTGGGATTGAAGCAGAAACGAATGGTTTCAGGGTTACGGATACGTCACCAACGTCGATTCGGTCAACGCTCATCTGATCCATCAAAGCAGGGATAGCATCAGTCTGTAGCTTATGCTTTTCTTGCTTCAATTTTTTGAGATGTTGCTCCGCGATGTCGAGTTCTTTATTTAATTCCTCGACTTGACGAACCAGGTTAGACAAAGATTTTGTCGTCTTTGCATCCACTTCAGTTAACGCATCTGCTGCGTCAAGCATTTCTTCAAAGAAGTCAGTCATCAAGTATATCCTCTTCAGGGGTTGATTGAATGTGTTGAAACATTGTGCTAATGTCTGAAACACAATGCAACCATAAGAGGGAATGGGATGCCTGTCAACTATATTTTTAAAACTAATCCATACGCGCATCAGAAAGATGCATTAGAGAAGAGCATAGGGAAAAGAAGCTACGCCTTTTTTATGGAAATGGGAACTGGTAAATCGAAGTTGTTGATCGACACGATTGCCAACACAGAGAACCTCAAGTTCGTGTGTATCCTTGCTCCAAAAGGTGTGTATCACAACTGGGTCAACAAAGAGATACCCGATCATTTCCCCGACGAGATACCGCACCGTGTTATACAGTGGCGAGCGCAACCGACGAAAGAACAAAAGAAAGAGATGCAGTCGGTGGCAGAGCCGTTTGAAGGTGTGACCATGTGGGTCATGAATGTCGAGTCTTTGTCTACGAAGCGAGGCAACCAGGCTCTCGGATGGCTTGCAGAGAAGTACGGGCAAGAGGGCTTGATCGCGATTGATGAGTCTACCACGATTAAAAATCCGAAGGCCAAGCGCACCAAGAACATAATTAAGGCAGCGCACATGTTCAAGTATCGACGAATCTTGACCGGTAGTCCCGTGACGCAATCGCCCCTGGACTTGTTCTCTCAGTGTGAGTTCCTCGGCCCTCGGTTCTTGGGTCATGACAGCTACTACACATTTCAGATGCGGTACGCAATTACACAAAGCCGGACGATGGGAGCGCACAGCTTTCAACAAATTGTCGGGTACAGACACATAGAGGAGTTAACTGAAAAGGTGGACAGATTTGCATACAGAGTATTAAAGAAGGATTGTCTGGATCTCCCAGAGAAGACCTACACGGTCAGGAACGTATCGTTGACTGACGAACAGCGGCTGGCATACGTCGAGATACGAGACGAAGCTATGACTGTTTTAAACAACGAATTGATTTCTGTAAATTCAATTATGACGCAAATGATAAGGTTACAGCAGGTTCTTTCAGGACATCTTAAAACTGACGACGGTAGAACCGTCGAGCTATCGAACAATCGGATACAAGCAGTGTTAGATATCCTTGAAGAAACCTCTGGAAAGGTTATCATTTGGTCAAGGTTCCGGTATGACATCGAAGCTCTACAAGCTGCAATCAGCAATAAATTCGGTGATCGCTCTGTGGCTAGTTACTACGGTGACACCAAAGATGACGAGAGAAGAGAGGCCGTTCAGTCATTCCAGGACCCTAACTCGGAGTTGAGATACTTCATCGGCAACCCGCAGACCGCAGGGTATGGACTTACTTTGACGGAAGCAAACACGGTGATTTATTACGCCAACGACTTCAACCTGGAAACCAGGGTGCAATCTGAAGATCGTTGTCACCGTATCGGCCAGAAGAATCCGGTCACCTACGTTGACTTTATTACTCCCGGAACAATTGACGAGCGCATTGTGAAAGCATTGCGTAAGAAGATTGATATTAGCGCAAAAGTATTAGGAGAGGAGGCCCGTGAATGGCTACAGCTAGCGCCGAAATGAAAGAGTGTATTAAGCAGATAATGAGTTACAAGCAGGGGAGGAGTGAACTAGAAGAATCCATTGCCAAACTCAAAAATATATCTGGCCTATCAAGAGATGTCGTGAAAGTCTTTCTTACGAACGTAAAGCGGGATAATATAGTGAAATTCCCAGCGCAGTTCAGAAAGAAACAACATGGCACAAAACTTAACTGATGTAACATCGCAAGGACTCGGGGGTGCTTTCGGAAACTTTTTCCGAGAGACCTCCGAAGATGTTGAGGGACTAGGCCGCGGAACCGCAGCTATCCCCGGAATTGTTTCTGAATACGCACAAGAAACCACAGCCGCAGAAAAGGCAGAAGATGTCGTTGGCTTTGGTAAAGGAATGGTCGGAGCAATCGCTGAAGACCCCTTAACTTTCATCGCAGAATCCCTACCAATCTACGGACAGTACGCCGCAGTCCGTGACTCCAACATGATGCTCGACGCTGCTAAAGAGGCGCGGGAGCGTGGCGACGAAGAAAGCGCAATTAACATGGAAGCACTGGCTGCAACAGCTATGCTTGGCGCAATCCCTATCATCGGTGGTGGACTACGAGCAGGTGCTCGCGGAGCTAGACGTGCTGGTGGATTAGAAACACTACGCACTGGGCCAGAGATAGAGCAGCCATTATCTGATGAAACTGCTCCTGGAATCATGAGCGTGGATTACGATCAACAGGGCAACGTGATTGGTGGAGCACCATCACCTACCTTCAACCTGTCTGCAAGAGAAAGCCGGTACATCAACGACTTTGACTACGACGAGATCGAGCCAGGCCGAGCGTTTGAGTCCGGTATTGCAAGCAGCGGGGTTCTGGGGGCAGGTCTCAAGAGACAGTCAAAAGGAAAAATGGTTGCTCTTGACGAGTTCCCAAGCTTTATCGAGGGCTTTGGTCTCTCTCGAACCGAGATGAATGACCTTATAAACGCGGCCCCCGGAGCTACAAAGAAGAGTAGAAAAGGCAACGAGGTCATCGACTTCCAGAAACTGGAAGAGATTTTACCTTCAATCGATAGCAGCTTTAGAATGTTTGTGTCAGGGAAGCCAAACCTTCCTAACACTGGGTATGCATACACAGCCGATAACGCTGGATATAAATTTGCTCAGTTAACAAATCGGACGGATGAACAACGTGTTATTACCTTGGCAGAACTTGACCCGAGAGAGATTAATCAAGGGGCTGTAATCGGTGCTCGAATCAGCTCAGATGATGCAGACATCTTCAAGGTAAACAACCAATACCACTCATCATTCCAACGGATGGTCACCAGCCGAGACGAGTTTATTAATGACGATGGCACCCTTAAAACTGCGCAAGAAGTATTTGACGAGCTTCGCGCAAACAACTTAGACCTACCTGATCACTACAAAGATTTTGTGACAGAAACCTTAGACGCAATTGAGCCAGATGCGTTAGATGCGATTGAAAAAAACCTTAAAAAAATAAACGTCCTGAATATGATGAGCCGCCCCGCTCGCGATAAAACACTTAAAGATCTGCCAGACGATGCGATTAGACGAGAAGTTCTGGACGATTTCTTTAAACAACTTGTTGTAGAAGTTGGTACTTGGGGGCCAAAAGAAGACTCACACTTTTTGAGTCAAGCAAATCTTGAAAACACACCTGGAATCCCAGCTAGCCCGGTATCTACCGCCGCATTGTCTCTTCCAGAAGACCTTGCTGTAGTTAAAAAGTTCGCGGACACACACAACCTGACTGAAATGTCGGACTGGGCTGACGACACTATCCGTCAACACCGACTAATGGAAACAGACACTGATGAAATGATGGATAGGATTAGAAGAGAAACAGACTTCTTCAACCGTCCACGTTTTAGTCATGAAGAATTCAAGGGACGTTTTGATCGTGAGCTTGCACGGTTACAAGCCGAGGAAAACAACACCGGCAAAGTCACAAGCTATGACATGGAAAAACTGGACGTGCTTCCTGACCCTGTTAGTCGAGTCTTAGACCGGATGAAAGACGCGATGTTTAAAGAGCAGGCAGTTTACAGGGATTACTTTACTTATGACCCTGAAGACTACTCTGAAAACATTCAGCGTAATATCGATTCAGTTGCACTTAAATATAGAGACGCTGCCAGAAGAGAGGAGGCATCCAATCCAAATCTTCAGCCTTCGTCACCTCAAGGTCGTCCAAGCGAACACTCTAACTTTAGGGTGCAAGATCCCCACTCCGCGCAGGCTACTGCAGGTTTCGTCAGAACAGACGGTACTCAGGTCTTGTTCATGCCTGGCCGACAATTTGGCCCGGATGATATTGGTAGAGACATTGAAGTCAGCAGGGTCGTGGCAGAGCAAGCTATTAATCAACCCGCCGTACCCTGGGCTGGGTTACCTGTGGCAGGAGTTCTTGATGGACGTTCGGTTCTGGAACTTCAAAACGATCTTCGAGGCAATGCAGTCAAGGACAACTACGGAACAGTTGAAGATGGCAAAGTGTTGAGAGCGGTTAGTGAGGCAGTCAGCAACCTTGCGTTTGAAGATCAAGTCAACAGAAACGTCGTCAATGCTTTGAACTTGCTTCCAAAAGCGTCTAATGCAGAGGCTATTTTAAGTCCTTCGCTCGGCGCTTTTAAAGCTTTGCAAGCTCCTCACCGTCTAACAAAAAGAGATGGCAGAGGAAACATTACTCAAAACGTATACACAAGAACTTTTAACAAGTTTATGAACTCCCCTGACGTTAATATTGCTAGTTTGTTGAAAGAAATTGACAACGACAATGCAAACAAAAAAGGTCAAAGCCCATACTTCAAAGACCTTCGCACAATTGAAGAGGGCCTCAAAGCAATTGATAAACTACGCGACTCCAAAGGATACATCGATCAGTCGAAAGTAACAGGTGAGTTTTACGATCAGTACCTTGCAACTGGCGCACCTTTTATTGAAGCACTGACCAGAAACCGTAACCTGTACCCCTCACTGAATGACCAGAACTTTGATAGAGAGTTTGTTAAATCTCCAACAAATATGTTGCATTACTTTACCGACGAACGGCTAAACGCGGAGGTTATGCAAACTACAGACCCTGATTCTAAAGTTAAAATTTCAGATGAGCTTGGCAACACTCTTGGTGTCATGTTCGGCGATCAAGTTGACCTTACTGTTGACGGGTATGGAGGAGAAAAATACAAACCGCACCGTAGCACATACCGGCAAGGTGAAGAAGTTTACGAACTGTTTCCAGGCTATGCAAAAGATGCTACTGAGTCTCAGAAGAAACTAATCAAAGCAGCACTGATTGACACCATCCGACAAGGGAACAATGCGCTTGTCCTCCCCGGCATCCCAATGAAGTTAAATCCCGACTTCAACCCCGATCTTCCAGATGACGGCGGAGTAAACCCTCGCATGATTGTTGATGAAGATAGTATGGCTGTGACGAGGCGCACCACAGCTGATGAACGAGAGCAGGATAAACCACAAGTCTACACGCAAATGTGGTCTACTGCGCAGAGCTTGGTCGATCAAATCAACAAGGACTTAACTGCTGCCGGGCTGCCCGGTCGTTTTACCGCGGTCCTCGCACCCACGGGTCGGATTGACGGTAAGCTTGCACAACTGGAAATGTTGGCGTCCGGTCCGCTCAGACAGTCAGGACCGTCAATAGTACCACCGGGTAACACCGGCCCCCGTCCAGATAATCAAAGAGTAGTTGCGATGCGCATCCGCCCAGTGATCTACTGGACACCTGATACGCAAGAGAAGTTGAAGTTTAGAAAAGGCGGACTGGTCACCCTGCCCGGTAAGCGATACGAACCAGGAATCGAGGCCGTTATACGCAAGTATCGTCGTGAAGGGATGATGGACTAGCCGTCATACCCTTCGTAAATCGATGCCATAATGTTGAGCTTGTCGCGCTCGGCTATCGCTTCTCGGACCTTAATACTTGCTTCTAGGTTCTTGACTACCTGATGCGTGATTCGGTGCATATAAAACTGCATCTCTTCCAACGCTTCAATATCGTGCGTCTCTCTGTAACGCTGCAGGGCATCAAGTGCGCGTCCCTGGAGGTAGTCGTTGTAGATGTTGCCAGGCATAACCTTTGACAACTTGTCCAGGCGTTCATGCTCTTCAGCCATTACCGGACAAACCGGCGTCATTGCGCTTTGCATACTTCCTCCTTTCGTCCTCTCTTGCTAATTGACCAACCAGTCGTGCGAACTCCGTCAGTTCTGAAAGGTTGGCTACATATCCACGGCCCTTGATGCTTTCCATTCTGACCGTAAAGTCTTCGTCTTTCACAATCCCTGCCTTGTAAGCCAGATCATGCACCAAACTCATTGCGCCCAGTTTCTCCAGTCTCTGAGTCCTTCCCGCAGCTCATCGCGAATCTTCCCTGTTCTCTTTTGTTCTTTCTTCTGATCCTGGTGCGTAGCGGGTCGGTTCAGCGTTGCTGAATACTTGTGAACGTAGTTCCTTTGAGACTTCATCACACTTTTCCAACCTTCTCCAAGTGTTGTGTACATAAACAACAACGAAAAGAGTCAGTAAACCAGAAACAGAAATAAGAAAAGGGAGCAATTGCCCCCTCAACTTACCTGAGCGAATTGCTTCGCTAACTGCACAGCCTCATAATCATTTGGGAACAACTGAAAGTGTTGTTCTTCGATCATGTGTGCCAGCTGCCGAGCTATCGAACGGTTTTGCTTGTCTGCGACTTCCTTTAATAACCCGTAGTGTTCTATCGGCACTGCGACGTTTCTGTACTTCCCGACTCGCGCCATGTTGTTCTCCTATTGTTTCTTTCTTGGGTATTGTACCCAACTGCTCGTCAAAAATATACGCAAACATCGCGCCATGCTTGGAAATGAACTGGTCTCTGGTCAAATCAACCATGTCTTGCTGTAAATCAATGACCCAATCACCCATTTTGCTCATACTTCCTCCATCACAAAGTGCGCTTCGGTCGATTTGACTGGCTGACAAATCGTTATCGAATACACATCATCCAATTTCTGCAAATCAGCAAACGTCTCTTCTGCTTCCTTGTAAGTGTCCGTTGCAATCCAATGATCCTCGTACAATTCACCGTCTAGGATGTAGCTACTTTGTACGATTTCTGCAACTTTTGTTGTCCATACCACTAAAAACATTACTTCTTCCTCTTTTTGCGTTTATTTTTCCCGTTCCCTGCGTGTTTGCTAACCAAACCAGGCGGTCTGATTGCTGTTTTCGGAAAACGGTTGTGCGCCTTTTGACTGATAATCCGATTACCCATCACATATAGTCCTCATCCATACCATGCCCTGCGGACGCTAACGCATCAGCATCCGCCCACATCGGATCATCATCCGGTTCGTCATCGAATGGCTCGTCATCCAACCAGTCGCCTAAGTTTTGACCCATGTACAACAACTTGTTCATGATCTCCACCAACTGCGTCTTGTAATTCCACTCCAGTTCCTTCAACTCCATCTCGTCGCCCGCATTGTCCAGTTCATAGCGACGAACGTGTGGTGCTTTTTCAAACACCTTGATCTCACGATTGGTGTAGTTAACCACCAAAAACACTTTATTCATTTGAATACCTCTTGATTGCGTCTTCCATTGCGCGGCTATGAAAACTGCCGGTCAGCCCGGCTGTTTCCTGCTTTTGCAACTGAGAAACCAGATTGCCCCAATAATCGACGGCAGCAGGTTGCTCATTGAAATACGACTCGTCGTACATGAAACGCGCCCAGGCCAACGCACTTTCGTGCGTCAGCCCCTTGTTTACCGGGTCACGTTCCACTAACGGAACTTTCCCCCGCGCTCTCACTCTGAAATTTCCGTGAAATGCCGTGTGAAAGTTTGCGCAGCTTTTGTAAAGTCCAACATATCCTGCATGGACATTTGGTTGCGCCCAGTACAGAGACTCGCGATCCACGCATCTTGAATCCTGTCACTGACTTCAATCATCGAGTCTATCGACGCGACAACTTCTTTCGCTAACCGGACATCACGCATTGAACGAACACGCTTGTTATGGCGTTGCTTGATTGCGTCTGATGCGACGCTTGAAATTTTATTTGCATCTGTCTGCTCGACAGCTTTGTATTTGAGTACATCACCCATAGTTTTTACCTCTCGGTTTGCATCATTGCTTCGACATCGAGGCCAAGGTCTTCTGTATAAAGAACCTCGCACCCCGAACCTCGGCACTTTTCACAGCGGTCAATCTGTATCTCGTCTATTGATCCGATACCATGACCACCACACCAATCACACAGTGTTTCGACAAACACCGTGCGTTCGCGGATCACGATCCGCAAATTCTCAAACTGAAGAACTGTTTTCATCGTCTTCCTCCTCTGAAAGAAACTCGGGATGACAATTATCGTCAGTGATCACTTCGTAAATGGCAGACTCCACCAACTCCCAAGTGATCCCGTAGTTCGCGTCAAAATTATCCGCGACACGCTCCATCGCTTCTTCGATCTGCGCTTCAGTAAAGATGAAGGTCGCGTTTTCCGCCACATTTACAAAATCATCGAAATGCCAAATGTCTTCGATGTACATTTTTCCCGACTTTTGATCTCTAACTAGCGTTGCCACAATCTTCCTCCACTTCGTAACAGAGCCACCCATTGGACTCGTCAACACCTAACAAAAACGCATCAGCCTCCGCTTGCGTATTGAATGAATACTCCTTGGGGTCTTCATGAAAACCCCACAGAACTCTGACTGTAATGTCACTCATCGTCTTCAGCCCTAAACACAATCTCCATGCTTGTGTTGTCACCAACAAGAGTGATGATTCGCTCAAATTGGTGCGCCTCGCTCAAATCACAGATAAACAGCCCAACTTCTTCGTTCAGGACTTCTTCGTCTGTCACGTCAACATCAGGACAAATACTGTCCGCCCACTTCAGAGCAGCTTCTCTGGATTCAAACTCCATGATGTCACCATCAGGGCCATCGAGCGCATACTCGCGCCCGTTCAAAGAAATCCCAAACGGATGTCTGTAAATTGCAAACTTACTCATTACCCTCTCCCGTTGTATCTACGTTATCGATCTTTACCCAAATGACACCGTCTTCATCAAACACTTCGATTAACTCGGCATCAAGGTCGGCTTTTGCTAACGCATCAAACACTTCTTCAATCGTCATCACGCACCTCAATCTGTTCCGACATACCAACACCAGACACCGTCTCCAACCAGACCTTCGCACCACAAGCCAACGGCTTGTCAGGAGAATAGACCAAGGTACTCGGCCCTTGGATGTCTACTCCCCATGCTTTGTGATTTGCACTAGATGTCTTGCAAGTAAATGGCGGTTTCTTGTCACCAGGATTTTTTGCGTTGTGACGAATGTGATGCTGATTCACATGAATACGCTTCAACGTACCTTCGGGCAACATGGTGTACCGATGCGATACTTCCCAAACAATTTCTTCTGCGCTCATAACCACACCTCGCGGATCTCGAAACTTAAAATTAAAAGGCGCTTCAATTCTTCAACTTTCTGTTGCGCTTCGTTCAATGTGGGATACGAAAACCACAGCTTTCCTCCACCCCAAATCTGATAGCTATCTGCTTTCATTTTTTATCCTTTTTCCATATTTTTCGAGCAAACACTTGGGGCAATAAGCACCCCAAGGATCCTTGACTACGCCCCTCTTGCCACAGCTATAACATTTCGGTGTGTCATACATTTTCATATGTAATCCACCTCTTGTATGTCGGCACTCGGGCCTTGGCCCTCGATCTCTTGCCAAATGTTGCAGCCTTCTTTTAACGACAGATCTAGGTCAGGGGATCGCGGTTCTTGATCCTCGACTTCTAAAGAAATTAGATGCCAATAATCAGGCATATCTGGATAGTTCTTCTCGAAATGCCAGACAGCGCGAAAGGTATATTCTCTTTCTTCCTGATCCCACCAAACATGAGTGCAAGTGTATTTGCCATCTTTCATGTTTTACCCTCCATTTATTATGATTGGTTAGAGTAAACAACTAGTGAACAATAATCAATAGCTATATACACTTATTTTTTCAGATAACAAAAAATATTTTTTCTTTCCGCAGAATGCCGTTCCAAACGTACTAACGTACTAAATGGTGTTCTAGCCCGCATAAATACTGACTTCTGTTTAGTACACTCTTAGGACGTTTAGTACAGTTATATACCCTCTTTACGATAGTTTTTTGAAATTCCTGGTGATGTGAGTAGAATCTGTAAAAAATTCTGTATAAGGAATCGTTATGTCTGAAAGACTGGCGCAGAAGATCGAGAAAGCATCTGATCGCACACTGACTACTCGTCAAAAGACCTTCGCACGACTCGTCGTCGAGGGAACTCACACTAACACCGAATGCGCTCGTCGAGCAGGATTCGCAAAAGAGACCTGTGCAAAACAGGCTTCTGTTCTGCTGAATGGTCGAGACTTCCCACACGTTGTCGAATACATCAAAGAACTTCGAGAAGAACGCGAACGCAAATATGGCGTCACTCTGATGGGGCAGCTTAAAAGATTGGATGAACTGTCCAGAGGCGCAGAAGATGCCGGGCAATTCTCGGCAGCTATCAATGCCGAAAAAATCCGTAGCGCACTTGGCGGGTTGACCATTGACCGACGCGAACAGGTCAATCGATTGGACGACATGAGCAGAGCAGATATTGTTGCCAGACTCGCTGATCTCCAAAAGAAATACCCACACGCATTCATTGAGGGAGAATACAAAGATGTCACAGCCAGAAGCGAACTTTTGGAAAATCGTCAAGAAGAACTTACCGACAGGCAGTCGCCACTGGCGGATTGAAAATAGAGCAGGATCGGGCATTCCTGATGTGTACATAATTTGGGATGGCTTTCCAATTTGGGCCGAGCTAAAAGTAACTAAAAGCAACAAGGTTTTGTTATCTCCTTCGCAAATCGCTTGGCATATGGCGCATTCTGATTCTGGCGGTCTGTCATTCATCTTAGTCAAGCACCTCGGGACGGGGGACATATTTTTGTTCGAGGGTCGAGATGCGAGGGACGTGTTTCGCACGGGCTTGCATAATGATCCGTTGTATCGCGGTTCCATAGACGGGGTTTTGTCCCACATGAAGCAAATGTCCCATGACCATTTCTTGCGGGTCGCAGATTGCGCGGTGCTGCGCACCGCGCAGCCACCAGGCGCAGCTGCAAAAACCAGGGATTGCGCTTCGTAAATTGCGGTTCGCGGTGCGAACCGCTGCGAACCAGGCGCAGCCCTGGCAGCCACCGGCAAACCAGGAGAGATGAAGTATGGATAAAAAAAGGGCGCACGGATGTGCGCCCAATGGGGGGAAAGTATTATTAGTGCGTTGTTCCTGTGAACATTTCGTCCACAGCACCGTCTGCTTCTTCGGCAAGTTCGACGAAGTTCTTCGCCATGCGAACCATGTCTTCGTAGCCATCTTTGCTGCCGAATAAGTCCTCGGCCATTGCTCTGTTGGAATGAAGCGCGACGACTAGAGTCGCGAACAACATCGAGCGCACCCCGATGTCTTCTTTCTCCACTAGGTCGTCCATTGCTTGAAGGATGTATTTTTTTGTTATATCCAGATCCTTGAAGAACTGGTCGATTGCTTCTTCTCTCATGTTTGAACTCATAGGGTTCCCCTTTTGTTAAAGTGCAGTATTGCACTAGGTCATTGTACAAAGTGTACAACATTATACTATTAGACCAATTGCGAATTGACAATTGCGCGGTGCTGCGCACCGCGATCTCCCTGGTTTTGCAGCAGCTTGCGCCAGGTTACTTTTGCGCTCCTCTGATTGCGCATCGCTGCGCGATGCGCCCTGCAGCCACCAGGCGTTGCAGCCACCAGGAAAAAATGCCTTCATTAAGAAGGCATCCTTGGATCATCAGGATAGGTCACGAACTCTTCGTGGATAAACACGGGCAGCCATTCTTGGCGTTCCTGTTCGAGTTCAGCCACAGCTTTTTGCGCCTCTTCTCTGCTGTCGTGCGCCTCGATTTCGTAGCCGTCCTTCATTCTTATTACAAATATTGTTTTCATTGCTTTGCTCCAGAAACAAAAAAAGGCCGACTACCGAGGTAGCCGACCATTGGGAGAGTTGTTAGATCACCACCAACAGGAGTAGATGACCTCGTTGCCTTCCGCGATTTCTCGTCTTGCCCACTCGCAAAACATAATGTCTTGATCGCGGTACTCGTCTTCGGCTTCATCTTGGAATTGATGACCGTAGAAAAAACCGCCCGGACTAACGGGCATGGCTTTTCGCTCGATTGCGAGTGACAACTCTTCGATATCAATGATGTCGAGAGTAAGCTCTCCGCAGTTAAGCTCACCAGCATCGAGTCCTGTCTTGGTGACGAACTTTTGTTCCATGAACTCTTGCAGTTTGCTGTGCTTGCGCCATACAAACTGAGGTTCATGACCCTCGTTAGATTCCCCGCGCTCCCGCGCCCAAGCGTATTGATCGAGTCCCATAATGGTTCTCCTATTATTGTCGTGGCGACATTACCACAAGCCGATAATCTCATTGTTGTGCAAAGTGTACAATTATACTTTGGTCTAATGTTGCGACTCGTCGAGTGCGCTCCGCTTCGCGGAGCGTGTAACCAGGCGCAGCAGCTTCGACCAGGTGGAGTGCGCTCCTCTGGTTGCGGTTCGCGGAGCGAACCGCAGCAGCCAGGCATAAAAAAACCAGGCAGCAAGTGCCTGGCTTCGGTTGATGAGTTAGGAAGCAGACCGCATTCCACAGTGCTTACCGCTTAGAGCAATCTTCGACTCCCTGGCATTCATAAAGTTAATGGCGTGTTGAGCTGACTCGAAGAAGATGACGCCTTCTTCGGCAACTCGCGATGCATCGACCGGTACATCAAGCGACTCACCCGACGATGCATCAAAGCCGAGGATCAAAGCACGTCCGGCCAATGGCTCTGGATACTGGAAGATCGACCAGAACTTTTGGTCTTGAACGAACAGTCCCTCGTCATCGAGGAACAAGCTCACGACCTGGTCATCAAACACCAGGCTAACAGCCGTCACGGTGGTGCAGTCAATTAGTTTGTACAACGCAGCTAGCGTCTCCCCCTCGAACTCGACGTCCGATATGTCCCGTGTGAACGGGTCAATTAGTACAGCTTTCATACTGTCTCCTTGTTATTGTGCGGTATTGCACAGTTGATACAGTAAACATATTGTTTACAGTGCACAATTAGACTAAAGTCTAATGCGCTCCTCTGGTTGCGCCTCGCAGAGCGAGGCGCAGCAGCCAGGTAAAAAGAGAGGGCTTTCGCCCTCATGATGCTTTTTTGTATTCGTCAACGGACATGATCATGTCTTCGACCAGGTCAATGACCTCGTGGCCGTCGAATGTCATGCCGGAGGCTGAGTATATCTGCTCGGCCTCTGCCCAGTAGTCGAGCATCCGTTCCTTGATCGGAGTGGTCTGTCCCGCTTCGCGGTGTTTGGCAATGCCATACGGTGCGAGCATCAGATGACCTGTCTCGTCTTGCAGGACAAAGGTGCATATTTGAAACGTGTTCTTGAAGTGCTTTTCAAGTTCGTCTTGTGTCATATTGGTTCCTCCCATTAGTAACCTCTTCGAGTATCTCATTGTTGTTCACAGTAAACAATTAGACCTTAGTAGTATTGCGATTCTCTGGTTGCGCATCGCGGAGCGATGCGCTCTGGTGCAGCAGCACCAGGAACCAGGTAAAAAAAAGGCGGCCCGAAGGCCGCCCGTGGGGAGAACCGTTATTCCGGATCTGGATAGTTCCGAACGAAGTTCTGGAGCCGCTCGATGTCTGCTTCATCGGATGGAGACTCGTCGTTGATCTCGGTGCAGAGTTGCTCAAGCTTTTCTGCTAAAACGGAAACGGCGGCGATCTTTTCAGAAAGAGTCGCGGCGGCGGAATCGAAGTTGACCAATTGATCAAGAGCAGGGTTGCCGCTGACTTGACCAATGTGCTGATCAGCCCACAATTCTTTGGTAGTCCCATTTGGGAAACCAAGGATCTGGTCATACCGTGAGTACAAAGTGTCAAGGTATTGCTGACGTGTAACACCGGTGCTAGTTGCACCATTGGTTTGATCGAGAGCTGACTCGCGCAATGCACGAGATAACTCGGCTGGATTCATGAGGCCATTCATAAAGGCTCTATCTAAGTTTGGCATGGTATCTCTCCCCAGTTGCCGATGGCGGTATTGCCACATCCCAGATTGTCTCATACCTTGTACGCAGTGAACAACCTATACTTTAGTCTAATGCACTCAGTGCGCATCGCAGGGTGCGTTCCGCTACGCGGAACGCAGTGAAGCAATAGGGGTTACTTGGGATTTTAGGTGTATACACCATGTATATACAGAGGGGGGAACCCCCTTTTTGGGGGGCACTTCGTATGGTGACCTATGTCTATATAAGTTTTCCAGAAATAATCGGAGATATTTTCATTGGCTACCCCCTTTTCCTGTAGAATAGGCCCCCAGGAGTCCCAGGACCGAGAAAAATATGCAAAGATTAATTCGTTCGGCGACCCAAGAAGACTTAGACACTTGCGTATACATCGCAGGTGTCTTCCATGAGGGAAGTCAGTTTAAGGACGTAACAACCTATAACCCAGAAGACGCTTATGCCCATGCTGTTTTTTCGCTCAAGAGTGAGAACAAACTGTTCCTTGTTTATGAAGTAGACGGCACGGTTGTTGGTTTCTTTATTGCAGGACGGCACCCGGTTGTGTGGAATCGGCAAGAGTATGTGTCAACAGAAGAACTGTTTTACATTCTTCCTGATCACAAAAGTCCAAGGGCCGCGCTTAAATTCTTTAGAACCTGGGAGAAATGGTGCTCGGACCACGGAACTCTGTTCATGTCGTTCACCCCGACGTCCTTTGTTGATGAGAATGTAGATCGTTGGGACAGTTTCTGTCATGCTATAGACTTCCAACGTGGTGGCGTGTACTACAAAAAGGTACTGAAGGATGCTGATTAGCCGTTTTTGTGAAGCTCGTGGATGGTACGAAGCTGACAATTCTATTGAATCAAAGATTTTTTGTTTTGGTGACGAGGGCGGCAGCTCCGGCAGTGGCTCAACCACTGATGATGCATACGAGCCTGGAAACCAGCAAACTGGACAAGGGTCTCGTCCTCCTGGCGGTTCTGATGCCAGTGGAGATCCTTCTGAAGAATCAACAGTAGATTATAGTGGCGACCCTGGTTTCGACGAGGGCGACACTGGCGACACTGGAGGTACCGGGGCTGATTCTAATTTTTATCCTGATGCCAGTGGTGCTCCTGTTTATCCTCAAGCTCCTGATTATTCAAGACCATCTCCCGCCCCAACCCCTGCCCCAACCCCCGCTCCAGCAAATATCGGAGACAATCAATCTCGTGGCGTGGACATCCCCAACCTTCAACGAGACAGACGAGACAGAGAAGAAGATGAGGTTCTTGGACAATTAGAAAGAGAAAAGCTCGCTAGAGAGTTAAATGTTACATCTCCCCTTAATTTGGGAGAGGATGATTCCTTGTTTGGTCAGATAGGTCCAGGTGGAGAACTTTTTGATTATTCCGGCCAAGACGATATTTTTGGAGACTTAACTGAAAAGCAATTAGAGCGGCAAGAGTATGTGTCTGGGCTAACTCCTGGATCTCCTGCTGCGGCGATTACTTCGCAAGTTACTGATCTTAATGCCAGCGGAGATCCTTCTGAACAATCAACAGTAGATTTTAGTAATAATATATCTCCTGTTGATTTGGATGAAGTGCCTGCCGGAGCTATAGATCTTACTACAGCGGGGGCTACTCCCCCTGGATCATCAACTCCCCCTGAAGACGCCAGAGGGGTAGACATTTTTGGTGACGTTGACCCGGTTGATCTAATCGGGCCGGTTGATCTTGACGAAACTCCCGCTGGTGCCTTAAACCCGTTTGCTCAAATGGAGCAAGAAGTAGCCCAGGGCCTGGGTACGGGGACCGCGGCCCTCGGACCTGTTACCGATAAATACGCTGGCGAAGTAGTTCCGGGCATGGGAGAGTCGATTGATCGAGCGATTAGTGATTTTGCCGGTCAGCGCATTGGAAGAATTCAAGAAATAGATGATGAGGGGAATGTCACGACAGAAGATTTTGGGCTGCGTGGAGACCTTGTATCAAAACCCACTCCGTTTCTTTCCGGATATGATCCGGCTCAACAAAACATAATGGAAGAAGGGTATTTAGCAGAAAGACGTATTGATCTACCGTTTTCGCCTTTTGCTGAAGGCATTCTGAATGCGGTGGTTAATCCTATAGCTATGGTTACCGATGCAATCCGCAATAGGGGCGCGATTCCAATTTACAGTAAAGACGGAACTCAAATTATCGGAGCAAAATCTCCTGACGGAAGCGTAGTTTATTCAGAAACTCCGTTTAGTGATATTCTTTCTGGAATTACAGGTGATTTAGATCCGAATATGCAGGAATCGTATTCAGACATGCACTCTATGCAGGCAGAAGCTCGATCCAGGGACAGCAACAACGAGGACGAGTATACAAAAAGGCAGCAAGAAGAACTACGAGAACCTGAACCTGAACCCGAACCAGACTATGCAGGGCGAAATATTATCCAAACTCCAAACTATCAGGCTCGTGGGCCGGTGAGTTATGCGTATACAGGGCTTCCGAGCCTAGCTCCGCAGAAATTGAAGCCAACTTATGTGGCTAAGGGACAGTATTCGCCACTATTCCCGATGGGACAGCGTCGTAGATAATGTCCGCGGCCCTTGAATCTCTGCCAGATGAGGTGCTCAAGGAGATTTTGTCGCTCAAAGAAGCGCAGATTCGGCTTGAAACCCGTGAAAAGGCCCAAGATCAGTTCATGCCCTTCGTCCACCACGTCTATGACGGGTTCATCGAAGGACGACATCACCGAATTATCGCCGAAAAGCTCGAACAAATCGCCCGAGGAGAGATAAAACGGCTGATTGTGAACATGCCACCGCGTCATTCTAAGTCAGAATTCGCGTCTTACCTCATGCCAGCGTGGTTTTTGGGCCGAAATCCGAAGTTAAAGATTATTCAGGCGACGCATAACACCGAATTGGCGGTCAGATTTGGCCGAAAAGTACGAGATTTAATGGGATCGGAGCAATATCGTGAAATTTTTCCAGAAACACTTCTCAAATCAGACGATAAAGCAGCGGGTCGCTGGGGTACGGCAGCGGGTGGCGAATATTTCGCCGCTGGTGTGGGCGCGGCGGTCACTGGCCGCGGCGCGGACCTGTTTATCATCGACGACCCTCATTCGGAACAAGATGCCCTTAGTGAAACAGCGTTTGATCACGCTTATGAATGGTATACGTCAGGCCCTCGTCAACGTCTACAACCGGGTGGCGCGATTATTCTAGTCATGACACGGTGGGGCACGAAGGATCTCACCGGTCGATTGCTCAAAGCACAAGCTAATGACGTTATGAGCGATCAGTGGGAAGTTGTTGAATTTCCTGCAATTATGCCCTCAGACAACCCATTATGGCCTGAATTTTGGAACAAAGACGACCTGCTCAAGGTTAAGGCTGCACTGCCCGTTGCCAAGTGGAACGCGCAATGGCAGCAGCAACCGACAGCTTCAGAAGGCGCAATTGTCAAAAAGGAGTGGTGGCAAACCTGGGAAGATGAAGAAATCCCGCCTGTCAAGTATGTCATGCAGAGCTATGATACTGCGTTCTCGAAGAAAGAGACGGCTGACTACTCAGCGATCACGACGTGGGGTGTGTTTGAACCAGAAGAAGGCGGTCCAGACCATCTTATTTTACTGGATGCACGGCGAGGACGGTGGAATTTCCCAGAATTGAAGGAAATTGCCCTGGAAGAACACGACTATTGGGAGCCAGACATGGTAATTGTGGAGGCAAAAGCCTCTGGAATGCCGTTAACCGACGAATTACGCAGGACAGGCATACCTGTGATGAATTATACTCCGTCGAAAGGTCGTGATAAAGTGACTCGGATGCACACAGTCGCCCCTCTTTTTGAGGCTGGAATGGTGTGGGCACCGGATAAAAAGTTCGCAGATGAAGTTATCGAGGAGTGCGCAGCGTTCCCGATGGGTGATCACGACGATTTTGTGGACAGCATGACGATGGCGTTGATTCGTTTTCGGCAAGGTGGCTTTATTGCACTGGCTGGAGAAGAGGAAGACGTGGAAGATATACCAAGATATAGAGAGTATTACTAATGTCAGTACCTCCTGATCGAATGATGGGCATGGTGGATTCAGCTTTAGAGGCTGTTCCAGGCATGGAAGTCGAGCTACCCCAGGTTGAAGACTTTGCTGGTGGCGCGGAAATCATGGAAGATGGCGCAGGTGGCGCGATTATTCAGGCTTTGATGGGTGGCGCAGGCGGCGCAGAGGTACAGGCAGAGCAATACGACCACAACGCAAACCTTGCGGAGGTGTTGGATGATTCCATCCTTGGAGAGATTTCGTCAGAACTTCGTGAGCATTTTGAAACAGACCAAGATTCGCGGTCCGAGTGGGAAGATGGCTACACCAAAGGACTCGATCTCCTGGGAGTCAAGTATCAGGAGCGGACACAGCCCTTCCAAGGCGCGTCAGGAGTCACTCACCCAATAATTTCAGAATCAGTAACACAGTTCCAGGCACAAGCCTACAAAGAGTTGTTGCCAGCAGGCGGCCCTGTTCGCACAAACATCATGGGCGCGAAGACCCCAGAGGTCGAGGACCAAGCAACTCGCGTCAAGAACTACATGAACTACATGATTACAGAGGTCATGGAAGAGTTTGATCCGGATACGGATCAGATGCTGTTCTATTTGCCGCTGTCTGGATCTACTTTTAAGAAAGTCTATTACGATGAAACCAAACAAAGACCCGTATCTCGATTTGTGCCTGCAGAAGACTTGGTTGTCCCCTACACGGCGAGCGACCTTGCTACTGCGTCGCGCATTACACACGTTCTTCGCATGGACGAGAATCAAATTCGTAAGCTACAGGTTGCTGGTGTCTACCGAGATGTTGATGTTTCTGCTGACTATGAGAGCTATGAGGACGAGGTTAAACAGAAAGTTCGAGAGCTGGACGGAGTAGAACGCAACGATATTGATGAGCAGCTCACAGTTCTTGAGGTGCACACTGATTTAGATATTGAAGGTTTTGAAGATACCGATCAAACTGGCGAGCCAACAGGAATCAAGCTACCGTACATCGTGACGCTTGATCTGGGTTCTGGCGAGATCCTGGCGATCCGTAGGAACTACGCAGAAGGCGACCCACTGAAGCGCAAGCAACAGTATTTCGTTCATTACAAGTTCCTTCCAGGACTAGGGTTTTATGGGTTCGGCTTGATCCACATGATTGGAGGGCTGGGCAAAGCAGTCACTTCAATTTTGAGGCAGTTGATTGATGCGGGTACATTGGCGAACCTTCCTTCCGGCTTCAAAGCGCGGGGAATCCGAATTCGTAACGACGATGAGCCGCTTGCCCCTGGCGAGTTCCGGGATATTGATGCTCCTGGCGGAGACATACGGAATTCCATCATCCCGCTTCCGTTTAAAGAACCCTCGGGAACCCTCGCACAACTCTTAGGCGTATTGGTCGAGTCTGGCCGCCGGTTTGTATCTATTGCAGACCAGCAAGTCAGCAACATGAACCAGGAAATGCCAGTCGGCACGACAGTGGCGATGCTTGAGCGTGGCATGAAAGTCATGTCAGCGATCCACAAGCGGTTGCATTATGCACAGAAGACAGAGTTCCGTCTAATTGCTTCAGTCATTCGTGATTACTTACCGCCAAATTATCCGTATCAGGTAACAGGTGCAGATCAAAATATTAAGCAAGCGGACTTTGACGACCGTATTGATGTTATTCCGGTCTCTGATCCGAACATCTTTTCGATGGCGCAACGTGTCACATTGGCGCAAACGCAACTGCAATTGGCGCAATCCAATCCGCAGATGCACAACTTACACGCTGCTTACAAGCGGATGTATCAGGCGTTGGAAGTGCAGAACATTGATGAGATTTTGCCGCCGCCACCTCAACCTCAACCAACAGACCCAAGTATCGAGAATGCTCGTGCATTGGCCGGTGAGATGCTCCAGGCGTTCCCACAGCAGGATCATGACGCTCACATGAGCAATCACATTCAATTTATGCAATTGCCGCTTGTACAGGCTTCTCCGCAGGCTTACGGCATGTTCCTGGGGCATTTACAGGAGCACGTCGCGTTTAAGGCTCGTGAGTTGATTCAGGAGCAAGTACAGCAGGCCCAGATGCAAGCACAGATGCAGGGTGTACCATTCCAGATGGCACCAGAAGACATTGAAGACGCAGTGGCACAGTTGGAAGCGCAGCTTAACGCGCAAATGCTTCAGGCATTGATGCCCCAGGGTGATCAACAAGATCCACTTGTAGCGATTCGGCAGCAAGAACTTGCAATCAAGGCGATGGAGTCAGAGCGCAAGGCTGACAAGGATGAGATAGATGCTCAACTTGAACAGCAGAAATTGATGCAGAAAGCAGCGGCAGATGCTGCTAGAATTGAGTCACAAGAAGATATCGCGAATCAACGCGCAGCAGTAAACATGGAACGTATTAGAGTGAGCCAACGAAACAGAGGATAACGCCGTGATCTTTGAGGCTATCGCAGCAGTCAAAGTAGCGAATGAAGCGATAGGGGCCATCAAAGAATTTGCAGGGCATATTCAGTCTGTTGGTGAACTAGGAAAACCGCTTTCTCAGCTTGCTGACGCAAAAGAAGAAATACAAAAGAAGGCCGAGCAGGGCGACATGCAGGCTTTCTTTGAACTCGAAAAAATCCGACAACGTGAAGAAGAGATCCGCACCATGTTCATCTACAGTGGACGTGCGGGTCTTTGGGACGATTATCAAAAATTTATCGCTAATAGGAAGCAACTTAAAGAAAATGAACGCAAACGCATTGCCGCGGCGAAGGCCCGTAAGAAAAAGCTCATTAAAGAATGGACTCTTGGTATTGCTGTCACCGTTGCCGCTCTTTCTGCTGTTGGGCTTTGTGCTTACTTTCTTTACTGGCTAATTACAAACAAGGGGAGCTAGAGTGAGCGATTTGTTTATTAGTCCCTTTCACCCTGCACATCGAAAGCCTGACGTTGTCTCCCCGGTCACCCCGAGCCAGGCTCAATCAAAAGAACTTCCAATTGACTCAAAAAAGTCCACAATAGTTTTAGAGATCTATGACAGACTTGCACGGGTTAAGGAGTATAGACATGCTCACATGGGCACTATTTGTTATATTGTTAGATAGTGAACGCTACTATGTTATGCCGAGAGGTCATTTTGTGACGATGGAGCAATGCTTTGACATGCGTGATGCATTCATGGCTACAGCTCCAGAGCCAAAAATTAACTATGAAGCAGTTTGTATTCAAACAGATCAGATTACAATGAAGTAATTCTGGAGATAACTATGATTGGTGTGATTAGTAAAATGCTTGGGTCAGGCAATGTCATTGAAAAAGGCATGGATCTGATCGACTCAATGCATACTTCGACAGAAGAAGAGATTCAGGCAAAAGCCAAAGCAAAAACGGACTTGCTTTCCGCTTATGCACCGTTCAAGCTGGCACAGCGTTATTTGGCGCTAATGTTTGGCCTAACATTTCTCAGCAGCTATGTTTTAGTGCTTGCGATGACAATTTCTGGGCAAGGTGACCCAGATGCAGTGACAAAGGTTATGGAGCAGTTTAGTATTAACTACGCTATGCTGATTATTTTAGGCTTTTATTTCGGTGGTGGAGCAGTTGAAGGCTTCATGGAAAAAAAGGGAAAGAAATAATGCCATATCCAAAAGGAAAGAAGAGCTATTCTCCCAAACAGAAGAAGCTCGCAAGGGTTGCACCGCCGCGTGACAAGATTACTGCAGCGGATCTGAAGAAGCTTCGCAAGAGGAAATCGAAATGAGTAACTGTGGTGGAAGAAAGAAGATGAAAGACGGCGGCAAGGTTGACCTTGACGAACTGACGCCGAGAATGAAAAAGAAGACTAGAGTGGGCGCGTTTAAATCTACCTACGACGTTAAAGAAACTAGAAAGCCTAAAACAAAAGAAGAAAGGGTCGGTAAAACCCCTGAAGAGAAAATTAAGGCTAGAACAACTGAAAGAGGCCGGAAAAAGTTTGAGAAAGAGGTTCAAGAAAAAATGGGATCTTTTAAAGACGGCGGCAAGGTTAAGGTAGAGCGGATTAACAAGAAAGGCCGCACCGAAGCCGTTGAAAAGATGCTCCGCAGACTTGGTGCAATGAAGCAGGGCAGTATTCAGGAAAAGTATCCAACGAAGGGCACTCGTGGCCTTTCGTCAACTTCTGAAGGTAAAAAGCCGATGTCCGAAGCTCGGGTAAAACAAATGCAAATGCAAAAGCACCGTGATCCAGGTGCCGTTGAGCGTATGATGGAGTTTGAACGCTCCGCTCGCGAAGCAGGCTTTAAAGACGGCGGATCGGTTTGTTCTGGTGGCCGTTCTGCAATTGCTGGCAAGAAGTTTAGCGGGACATACTGATGATCAGCTTAACCATTTCCCTGGGCGGGATGCCTGTAGACAAAATGGAAAAGACGGAGGACGGGAAAACCTGTCCTCCTGCAACAGTTGACTCAGAGGTCAACGAAGAGAACAAGCAACACGCGATTGAAGAGGCGAACTACCGTGAGCCAAACTCAGGCGCGGCGTTTGTTTTGTCTGAGACTTGTGGCACTTGTGCTGCGTATAATCAGACACACGACATCATGGAATGTATTGGCAACAACCCACACCTGGGCTATTGTCAGATGTACAAATTCATGTGTCACGAGGAAAACACCTGTGACTCTTGGGCCGAAGGTGGTCCTATCACAGATGCTGAAGATGGATCAGAACACGATATATTATAATTATGGACATTGTAACTTTTGCACAAGCGATGTATAAGTCGCTTGCTGATCGTGAAGAAACGATTAGCCTTTATTTGGCAAACGGTTCGGCTCAAGACTACGAGACCTACCGCAATTTGGTTGGAGTGCTACAGGGTTTGCGCTTTGCCAAAGACGAAATGAAAGCCCTGCTGGAGAAAAGTGAAGAAGATGTCGAGCACCTCCTTAAAAATTGAAGACGCATACGTTACAGAAGAAGACCGCGTCCTAGACCCCTCCCTCATAGACAAATCACTGACAGAACGGTTACCGCAGCCTACAGGCTGGCGACTTCTCGTCATGCCGTATCAAGGCAAAGCAACAACGGACGGTGGCATTGTGTTGCCAGACGAAGTGTTGAAGCGAGAGCAGTTAGCAACGGTGGTTGCATACGTTTTGAAAGTGGGACCACTTGCATACAAAGATCCTAGCAAGTTCCAGGATAATGAACCCTGGTGCAAAGAAGGCGATTGGGTGTGCATTGGGCGTTATTCTGGTTCTCGTTTCCGTATTGACGGCGGTGAGATCCGAATAATCAACGATGATGAAGTCATCGCTACAATCCTAGAGCCAGGAGATATAATGAATGTCTGAGGAAGATTTGAAGCAGGAAACTGCTGCACCAGAGGAAGATAATGTCGAAATTGAACTCCCAGAAACTGCTGAAGCAAGTAGTGCAGGGCACGAACGACAGGATCAAGAGTCTGAAAGAGAAGCTCAGAAACCCGCAGAAGATGAGCACGAACAGTACAGCAAGAATGTACAAAAACGCATCAAGAAGCTTACCGAAAAATATCGGCAAGAAGAGCGGGACAAAGAAGAAGCTGCTCGATTAGCTCAGGTTCTTCGTGAAGAAAACGAAAAACTGAAGGCTCAGATTGGCTCTACTCAACAGGCGCACTTGTCTGAGTACGGTAATCGTCTTGAAAACCAGCTTAACCTGGCGAAGCAAGCTTACAAACAGGCGCACGAAGTGGGCGACACTGAAAAGTTGTTTGAAGCACAACAAGCCTTGTCGAAGATTTCTATTGAGCAAGAACGCTATCGCCTGGCAAAAGAACGCCAGGAACGCGTTCAAGTTCAACAGCCAGAAGATTCTGGAGAAAGACGGGTTCAACAGCCCGCATCGCAGCAACAAGCTGCTCCAGAACCTGACCCAAAGGCCCAGGATTGGGCTACAAAGAACGAGTGGTTTGGTCAAGACGAGGTCATGACTTATGCCGCTTTTGGAATTCATCGTAAACTTGTTGAAGAAGAGGGATTTGACCCAACTTCTGATGAGTATTATGATGAGATTGACAAAAGGATTTCTGCGGAGTTTCCGCATAAGTTCAAAAGTCAAAAAGGTAGGAGTAGTCAGGTCGCCTCTGCTGACACTTCCGCCTCAAGAAGACCGTCAGGGCGCAGAACAGTCAAGCTAAGTCCTTCTCAAGTGGCAATGGCTAAAAAGCTTAATGTTCCGCTAGAAGAATACGCGAAGTATGTTAAGGACTAAGGAGAACTGTTATGAATGAACAAAATACACGCAAACCACGCGCAGCAACTACACGCTCAACAGAAGAGCGCAGAAAACCTTGGGCACCGCCAAGTCGGTTGGAAGCCCCTAACCCTCCAGAGGGTTATGTGCATCGTTGGATTCGGACATCTATCCGTAATGAAGACGATTCCATGAATGTTCACAGCCGTCTTCGTGAAGGCTGGGAGCCGGTCCGGGCAGAAGAATACCCGGAATATCAATACCCCGTCATTGACGAGGGTAAACATGCAGGAGTCATTGGTCAGGGAGGCTTAATGCTTTGCCGGATTCCTGCTGAAACAGCACAAGAAAGAGCCGAGTATTACGGGACCCGGACCCGCGAACAAATGACTGCTGTTGATCAAGACATGATGAAGGAACAACATCCTTCAATGCCGATGTCGGCAAACCGACAAAGTCGGGTAAGTTTTGGTGGTCGCACTAGCGACTCGGAGTAATTTTACGAGGTAAAATCTCATGGCAAATTCAAATGGAGCCTTCGGACTACGTCCGTATGGTATTTTAGGTTCAGCACCTAACTCCACTGGTTTGACCGAGTATCGTATCGCTTCGACAAACACAAACAAGATTTACAAGGGTATGGCAGTTATCCCTACAGCGGACGGGGTCATCGACGACCTCCAAGCAGCAACGGGCGGTACCGTATCTATCTTGGGCGTGTTTAACGGATGTGAGTACGTTAGCTCGACAACTGGTGAAACAGTGTTCTCTAACTACTGGCCTGGTTCTGGCGCGGATGCTAACTTCCCCGTCAAAGCCTTTGTATATGACAACCCTAATCAGTTGTTCACAATTGCTAGTTCTGGCAGCACTACAAGCTTCGATACTGAAGCAGAGTATCGTGCGACAGTCTTTGCAAACGCACAGTTTGCAAATGGCAACAGTGGTGACGACACAACTGGACTTTCGTCAGCAACATTGAATATCTCAACAGCGAATACGACAGCAGGATTCCCGCTTCGTATCGTTGGTATTATGGATCAGGCTGAGAACTCAGACTTTTCTGTAGATGGTATTCCAATGATTGTTCGTATCAACAACCACTTCAATGCTCCGAACGGTTCAATCGTTCAGGGTACTGTTAGTGTACTTGGCGTATAAGGGGGCTAAATCATGGCTATTTCTCGCGCTCAACTCGCTAAAGAGTTAGAACCGGGACTCAATGCCCTCTTCGGCATGGAGTATTCCCGATACGAAAATCAACACGCTGAGATCTACACTACTGAATCTTCTGACCGTGCGTTTGAAGAAGAAGTAATGTTGTCTGGCTTCGGCACAGCACCAACAAAGTCTGAAGGCTCTAACGTCAGCTTTGATGATGCACAAGAAGCGTACACAGCGCGTTACAACCACGAGACTATTGCACTTGCATTCTCGATCACTGAAGAAGCGATTGAAGACAATCTGTATGATCGTCTTGGCTCTCGCTACACTCGTGCTCTTGCTCGTTCAATGGCTCACACAAAGCAAGTCAAGGCTGCGGATGTTCTTAACAACGCATTCTCTGGCGGTGCTAATGCAGGCGGCGACGGCAAGGCACTTTGTGCAACCGATCATCCACTTGTAAACGGCGGCACACTTGCAAACACCTTCACAACACAAGCCGACTTAAACGAAACATCTCTTGAAGATGCTTTAATTAACGTCGCAGGTTTTGTTGATGAGCGTGGTTTGAAAGTAGCACTTCGTGGTACTAAGTTGATTATCCCACGTCAGCTTCAGTTCGTAGCAGAGCGTCTGATGGTATCTAACCTTCGCGTTGGTACTGCAGACAATGATGTCAACGCACTTCGTTCTATGGGTATGTTGCCTAGCGGCTATGCCGTTAACGACTTCCTAACGGACCCAGATGCGTTCTTCGTTATGACTGATGCTCCTCGTGGTTTTGTCCACTTTGAGCGCACTCCGCTTTCAACTAACATGGAAGCAGACTTCGACACAGGCAACATGCGCTTCAAGGCGCGTGAGCGTTACAGCTTTGGATTCTCGGATCCACGCTGTGTGTTCGGATCGCAGGGTGCAGCCTAATCGCATAAATATGCGCATAAAAAGGGGCTTCGGCCCCTTTTTTTGTGCACAAAAGTGTGGTTTTATAGAAGAACACTCATAGGGATACCCTCAATCCCTCCCCCATATTGGGAGTGCTATGCACTCCCTTTTTTTATATGTATACTCTGAGAAACTTCTGACGATCATTGTGATCGACACTAGCCACGACAGGAGATTCTCATGGCAAATACTACCTTCAGCGGTCCGGTCCGCTCAGAAAACGGCTTTAAAGCTGTCACAAAAAACGCAACCACTGGTGCGATTACTGAAATCACAACTTATGGTGGTGCCCCTGTTGCTTTAGCTGATGGCGACGTCACGTTAACTAATGCAACGCATAGCGGTCGTGTTTTGATTGTTCCTAATGGAACTCAGGACAATACTTATACGCTTCCTAGCCCAGTAGCTGGTGCATATTTCACTTTTGTTTATGGTGGTGGTGCGGCTGACGCAACCGACTTCATCGTAAACTCTGGTTCAGACACCAACTTCTTCATTGGTGGTGTTCTTCATCTTGATACAGATGCTGACGCTGGAGCAGATGAAATTGTTCCTGTTTACTCAAACGGTAGCTCAAACTCAAAACTTCAAGTAAATGTTCCTGGGATGGCGCAAGTTCATGTTGTGGCAATCGACGGAACTAACTGGCAGGTTTGGGGCAATGTAGCGAGTGCAACTGCACCAGCATTTGCTAACCAATAAGGAGATAGATCATGGCCGGATCTGATATCAAGGCCGTGTTCATTGAGGCTGACTTGAATGCGGCGGACAATGTGTCCGTCGCTACAGCTCAACTAGCTAGTCCTAGTACAGACACGGATTTTACTATTGACGGTACAGATGCTTCTGGTGGAGTAGCTACTTTTGCTGCTGCTCGAATCGTTACTGTAACAACAGCAGGTGCAGGTGATGGGACTAAAGTTGTTACTATCACAGGTACTGACTTAGATGGAGATACAATCACTGAATCGATTACTCTCCCAGCGTCAGCTACAACTACAGCAGGCACCAAATATTTTAAAACAGTCACTGCGGCATCCATTGATACAACACCAACGGGAGATGTGTCTATTGGTCACGCGGCGGGCGCGGCTGACATTGTGTTTGGCGGACGTTCACGTCTGAAAGGCGCGTTTATTGTCAATGGTGCAACTGCTGGTGTCATCACATTCACCACAAATGGTCCAGATGGAACAGAAATTCTCAAATTGGGAACAGTTGCTTCAGCTACCGCAGAACGTGATGTGACTATTCCAGAGCAAGGTTTAGTTTTTGAGCAAGGCATTTACATCGTTTATCAAGGCGGTACAAATGAAGTGTTCACGAACATGACCGTGTTCCGTGCATAGGTAACTAAAATGGCCGTTTACGACATACGCTCCATCAGCCAAGTCGGAACATCGGAGCCATTTGAACTGCAATTGTCCCGGGGTCAAATCCCGGGGCACCTTTTTGTTCATAAGTTTGGTTACAATCCCGACAT